AAGCCTGTGTTTGCAGGAACAGAAGATTTATATAACCCTGTTGAAAGAATGAAACTATCTCCATTCGTTTCTTAGGGGAAACGTCACCTGTAATAATATCAATCTTATACTGAGTAGACAACTTACTTTCAAGAAATTCTTTGCATTTCTTCAACATTCGTTTAGAAATACCAAAGACTAAAATTTGTTTTTGTTCATTATCACGAATAAACTCTAACAACCATTCTTGTTTTGGTGAAGATTGTTTAAGATCTATTATCGAAGGGTCGTTACATATATGCCTAACAGCTATCAATCTGTCTAATGTGCCCTGACATTTAATATGTCCAACACTATAATAAAGTTCCAATTCATCCAGATATTTCTTCTGAATCTTGGAACATTCAATAGGTACATCTATTACTTCTACATCTGTCAGCCAAGGCATTACGTCTGCACGTTTACGTTGCACAGCCATAAGGCTTAACTGTTGTACAAATAATGGACGCATTACTTTCTTAATAGATGTTGGATTCTTACGTACACCATTTCTTGTCCAGACTTCTTCCATCTCACACCAATACTCACACCATTTCCAGTATGATGTGTGATGACTTGCATCTAAGAATCTAAGTATAGCAAATATATCTGTTGGTCTATTATATGCAGGTGTTCCTGTTAGACATAATTTATGAGGGATAGTATGCAGCTTCTGAATCATCTTTGTTGTAGCTGTCTTTATCCCTCGTAACTTATGCGCCTCGTCCAATATAATCATATCGAACTTGCGCTTTAATAAACCTTCTACTAATTCTTTATTTTTAGGTGCTCTGCCAAATTTATCGTAATTAACTATTACTATCTGGGTCTGGGGTATTATCCACGTGTCCATTACTCCACACGTATAATTGCCTGCCCACTTTTGACATTCGTTGTACCAGTTCCATTTTAGCGTGTTCAGACAAATTATCAGCAACGTCATATTGTTGCCCCGTGTAAAGACCGTGAGCGCAGTTGGAGTCTTTCCAGTCCTTTGCTCTGAGAATATAGCGGTCACCTGTTGGCGAGATAGGATTGTTTGCACATCTTCTTCCTGATACGGGCGTAAATCCTGCATAGCTTTTACCTCTCATACAGTTGAAACACACTGCTGAATTACCATTGCAGTCTGCAAATGGACAGGTGTGTTCTTCATTCCAATTAAATATTTCTTTTCTTTTTTGTACCAACTTATCTTGTTGCTCAGACTTATATAAAGTCATACGCATATTCTCACTCATAAGAGTGTAAGGCACACGTGCCAAGGATACAGTAGGTCTAGTGTTTTTATGTTCCTGCCAGTATTTCTTACGACTGGCTTGTTTTACACGTTCTGAACATTCTTTACAGTAACGTGTAGTAACAAGCCCCCAAGTAGGTCTGCCACATTTCTCACAGAACTTAACAACCCAAGAGGTTGCATCTGGATCAGGTGCACCAAGAATTGTTACCTGTCTAACAGCAAACTCAAGTGCCTGTTTATAGCTATCAAATCTTCTTTCAGAACCAATCTCCATCTTCAACCTCCTTTGCTTCTTGCGAAGTGATTGTCTCTGGAACCTCCTGTTCTTCAGAATCAGATTCTTCTGTTGTTTCCTCTGGTTCAGTAACCTCATCAATAATTAAAGGTGGCTGCCAATCTGGTTCAACTCTGACATTACTACTTTTCAATTCATTATTTGTTGGTGGAACAAAACTATAGATAAAGAAGTTAGCTTCTGCCTTATCGTTAGTCTCCATCTTGGACATAGCGTTAAGCATTTGTGCTGCACCAACAGAACGTTCATTGTCAGCAGCAGAACTAATAAGTTTATACTGATTAGCTTTTGTTACTAGGCTAACTTCTTGTTCAATCCATTTAGAAACCTGACCATCTCTAAGAAATTCAGACCATTGAGATGATGTAAACTTTGAACCAACAGCTAATTCGTACTGGCTCATTGTTAAAGAACCTGGAAGTCTCGAATTAAATTCTTCTTCCATTTCATAGAACTCTGCGTTAGTATATTCTAAGTTCATTTCTTCTCCTTAATTATAGAGTGTGTAATCCCACTCTCCTGTTATCAAACTATCATTTGCTATACCATAACAACAAATGTTATATAAAAAACTATAAAACATTTTTATCTCACTGTCATTAGCGTAGTAGAAATCAAGTATCTTGTCAACGGTAGCAGCTCTCGTTTGGTGAAGTCGCACAATTCTATTGTTATCATAATGTGCATAATTACTAACATTGAGATGTTTCAAGTACTTTCCTTTGGTAGTAGTGTAGTACTCTTTATCCCAATCATATAGACAATCCAATCGTGTTGTTTTAGGCACAGAAATCATTACATCCAGTACGTGCTTACACTCAGGATATAACTTACCTATGGTAGCACCCATCAGCCAAGGCTGTGTCCTACACATACGCTGTACCCAGTACATCATAAGTAATGGTTTAGGTTCTTCAATAGGATAGTCACCTAACTGTAAAGGTTTAAGAACCTGAAACCAAAAGTCTTTCAACACCTGACTGTATTCCTCTGGGTCTAATAGCATATGTCCTTCAGCACACCAGCAGTCAGGGATTGTGTGATAGTTCTTTATACGTGTTAATGTCCTATCAGTAGGAACATCATCAAAGACAGACTTCAATGCTTTACGTTCAATACCTGCTAACATTAGAGCCTGATACATCTGGTATCTATTCTTCGTTGGCACAACATAAGGTGCCATCTTCAGTAGCTTCAGATACTTGTCATTATTAATAGCAAGAACTGTGGCTTCCTGTGGTTCTAGTCTCTTTAACATTTGAGCTAGGCAATAAAGTCTTATCATAATCTCAACTCCTTGCTTATTTTATTTTTACTGTCTCTTTGATTTTAAATCTCTACCACATATAGGACAATAATTAATAGGCAAACTCATTTGTTTACCATACCAATTAACTTCCAATGTGTTAGGGTGTATACCTAAAAGATTAATAAAAACATGACAGTTTTTATCTAAAGGTTTTATATAATCATCACTATCTGTATGACAGTATTCACATTTGCCCATATTAATTCTCACTTTCTATTGGCTACCAAACCAATTACAATAGTAGATGTATGTGTTTGAAACCTGGTTCAATACGCATACATCTACTATAACTATAATTCAATTATTCATACCTCATCTTAGACAAGGAACTGTATGTACTTGTGTTGTTCCCCACTCACCTTGGTCTTTGCCTCTGGTTTTGAGTGGGGCACAAGTAGAAGAAGAAAACAAGTAGGGTATTACTTCACATACAGAATGTGCGTAACCAATTACAATATCTATTTTATTAGTTGACAACCAATAAATCCAGAGTTGTTTTACAGTTCTAAGGATGTCCTAAGGAGGCATCCAGAAGGGCTGCTATAGCTCTTCAGGATCCTGAGTACGACTGGATTTACGTAGTAAAATAATTATTACTTTGATTCAATCAAAGCAGTTTCAAGGATGGTTTTGAAACTATATGCTCAACCAATAAATCTATAAATTATAAATTATAATTTACAAAACAATTTCATTAGTTCTTTCTGTTGCATTATAGCTGTAAGAATTAAGTTAATTGTTTGTAAGGTATTAACAGATAACTCTTTACCAACTATAAGATTATACTTACCTTTATACACATAGTCAGGTACTAAATTTTCTGTTTCAAAGAAAGCACGTTCAATATCTGATTGTTCTATTATGGTGTGCACACCATCTTCTTCTTTTATATGAATCATCACTTTCTCCTTTTACGTAGATGGTACTTACGTATGTGTTTTGTTCTGTAACAACTACCATTGTACTCAAGATATGTGTGCACAATGTCGTAATCAAAATACTTATAAAACAACTTACGTAGTCTCTCTTTCATTCAACCCTCCTAACAGTTAATACCTATAAGCTGTTGACTTACAATGTTTTTTGAAGGCTTGATAGAATCATTCATAGACTCTTTGAACAACTTAACACATATAAGTTGCTCAGCTTCTTCAGGTGTACGATTGTAAGCCTTAGCTATAGATTGTACATAATCATCATAAGTAACGTGTGGTTTGCGAATATCTGGATTACTCATAATTCTTACCTCAAATTTTTAAAACTCCTGCATCCATATCAATTACTGTTGTAAGAGTAGGCTTGTAATTCTGTGGGTCATTCCAGTATTTAACAAGTTCATGGAAGCCATAACCAAGCATACTCCATATACTATATACAACACTTAGCTCAAATTTACAAGCAGACATTGGTACATTTTTATCCGCTTCTTCGTCCGTGAAGTTGAGTGTTTGTGCATAATATTCAGCAGTTTCATATGTTGCAAGATAAAACTGTCCTGAAAATAATCCCATTCTAAAATCTGCAACGACTAGCTTAGGATTAAATAACATGAACTCTGCCATCTTCTGACGAGGAACTACTGAGTCTACGCAAAGGATTGCTGTACCTGACATCATACCATCTGGTTCCCAGCGTCCGTGTATTTGAATATCACACTCAGGATTGATAGCTAAGATTCTTTCAGCTACAACCTCTGTCTTAGGTCTACCAATATCATTGAATACAAAGTTCTGATTAGCAATGTTATGAGATGCGACTACATCATCATCATACAATGCTATCTTAGTAATACCTAAGCGAGCAACAATCTCTGCTACGTGTGAACCAACTGCACCACATCCAATGATGTGTACACGTTTGGTAACTTTCTCTGGATTAAATACCTCTAAAGATTTATTCAAATCAATCACTGTTAGTTCCTCCTACTTAAAATGGCAGTTCATCATCTTCTTCAAAATCATCAAATACTGATTCTACATCAGCCAGTGCTTGTTCTAATGTATTAGACTCTTGTTGTGCTGGTGCACTGTTAGATTGTGTACGTTCTGGCTCTGAGTTATCCTTTGCTAACTCATCCAATGATGCACGTAGTAGAACCATTGCATTGCACTCACCAAGGTCTTTAGCAATTTTTAAACCTGCACCGTCCTCTGTCCAGTACTCAACTGAGTTATCTTGTTGCTCAAACCTTTCGAGTGCATAGAAGAATTTATCCAGCACATCAAAGACTGTATCATTCTCATCTATTCCAATGACACCTGCTGCATCTATATTCTTTTTCTTGCAGCCCTCTTTGTTGTAAAATTCATTTGCATGGTCTGAGATAAATTTTCTATACGTTTCAAAGTCACGCTGTCTAGGTAAAGGTATACCTAGTTTGCGTGAGATTGAATTAGCAAAGGCTATTTGTTTTCCAGTAGCAGGTCTGAAAACTGTAGCATTTGGATGTAACATATTAATCACTCTCCATATTAAACACTTCTGAATTAAAGTATTCTGGTTCTATTGCTTTATAGTATGCAAGCCTACCTTTCCATGTAGGCAGTTGGTCTGCAGGGATTTGTCCTAGTCTAGCCTTATGTGCAATAACCTTCATAAGCCTCTTTGTCTTGTACCCAACTGTAAGATTCATTTCCTGATTGTAATGAATACCCAAGAAGATATTCTCCTGATTGTATGATGTGTACTTTGTTTTCTCAAAGTTCATATAGATACCTTCAGGCAACCATTCCTGAATCTTACGTGAGATTGCTTTCCAATCAAACTGATACTGACCTGAGATACATAAGTCATCTGCATAACGTGTGTACGTTAGATGATTGTGTTCACAATACCCATTCAGTCTAACATCAAAGTCAAGCAAGATAAGGTTTGCAATATAAGGAGATGACACACAACCCTGAGTAAGATGTCCTGTTTCATCAGTAAGCACATCCGCAACCTGGTTCATAAGTTCTTCAGACATTGTGTATCTTAACTGAGCAATGTTCTTAAATGCTTCGACAACCATTTCCTTAGAACAACTAGGGAAGAAGTTGTGCAAATCAAACTTAACGAACCATCTGCTCTGTGCTTCCTGATGTCGAATCATAGCTGTCTTGCAACTACGCTTCTTAACAAATCCGTGTGCACAATCGTGAGGAAGTACCTGTAACTGATACTTCAGTTTGTTACAGATACTTCTCTGTGCACGCTTCATATCTCCAAGTGGTTCTTTGATATGACGCACACCACCATTACGTTTAGGAATATCAAACTCATGATAGTACTGTGCCTTGTTGTTCATATCAAAGTCGTATGGACACCAATCTGCAAAGGTGTCGATTCTATGAGCCAACACCGTTGCATTTGTATACGGTACTGTCAATAGCATAGTACCAAATCTACCTGTTGGTACTAATCTGTGTGCGTAATTAAGTTTACGTTTTCTGTATGTTAAGTAAGGGAACTCGTTCATAATCCCTCCTATCTGATTATCTCATAAACATCTTTATTCCAGCTAAACCTAACTTTACGACAACCCGAACTATCCAGAGCATAACCTTTATCAATCTTTGTATACTCATCATCTGTTTCCTCATCAAAAAATGCTGCGCCCAATGATAACTCTCCGAACTTACGCTCAACTAAGTTTGCATCTGGATCTTCTTCTGGTTCTACACCATAAATCGCTGCGTATTCCTCACTGTCATCAACACCGTAAGATGTACTAGGGTAATGAGCTGTAGGTAAATCATCATTGTCATCATCAATGGCACGTGAACCCCATTGATTGAATGACATCTGTCCAGGTATCTGAGAACGTCCTGCTGTGTTGCCCCAGCCAAGATTGGTTGGTGCATACGTTACTTTCTCATCAATCTCTTTTGCAGCCCATTCACTGATGCTATCTTTCTCGTAGCACACAGCAAACTCTTTATTATCAAACATGACGTTGTGTTCTACATCATAGAATCTAGCGAAGATTTCACCTTTCTTGTTAAAGATAAGGAAGATGTAGTAATCAAGGTTACCGTCTTTGAGTACAACATCTTTCTGATAATCATCATCTGTTCCTGATGAGAACACATTCATGTTAACGTGGCTGTGCATATGACAACGAATATTATTGTATGTCTCGTTATCAAACTGTGAAGCCCACACAGCCCACTCGCTAAGGTCTGAGTTAACTGATGTGCCTGTTACGTGCTGCGGTGGAACCACAACATCCTTTATATAATAGACTCCCTTTTCTCTGTCTGCGTTAACGATACCATGCCAAGCAATTTCCTGTAAGCACTGCTGCACTAACGCTGTTGCTTTAGCCATTGCCACATCAGAGATAATAACTTCTGGTGCTATCACACCATCTGGTACAGGTAAGTCGTTGTCCTTATTAAGACAAGCGAGCTTATCATTCATCTTTATTAAAGCATCCTGATATGCTTTAGCTGCACACTGCTGTGCATACTGTTCTTTTAATTCATCTGTATATTTAATAACTCTCATTAGACAGTCCCCCTCATAATATCAATAGCATCACTAGGTGAAATCCATTCGTTAGTTTGTGTATCGTAGAAGAACTCAAGACCACTGTTATTTCGAATTGTACTAGCAGTTCTTTCTACTACGCAGCTATCTGTTAAGTTCAGCTGTGTTACACAATGAATGATTACATTCAATGCTAAGTCATAGTTACCATCACGCAATGCTTTATGAATAAGGTCTGCGTTATTACCGAAGCAACTGAATCTAGCAATGTGCTGATGAGGTATTGTATGTCTATAGTATTGTGCACAAGCAACACCTCGTCTGATTGAAATTGACTGATTATCTATTGTACGCTGCATAAGCTCATCAAGTTTTGCTGTATCACATGACAATGAATCATCATGTAGAATATCATAGAACAAATCCTCTGTATCATATATATCTAAATCACTTCCTTGTACACCTGCATCATGTTTGATTGTAACAAGGCAACGTGTCCACATCTGGAATCTCTTTGATGTGATTAATCTTACTTCGTTCTTGTAAGTAGTTCTATCCCATTGAGGAATCTCGTCATCCTCCCAGTAAACGGTTGGTGCAATAAATGCAAGAACAACATCACCCTTTTCTGTGACTGTGTAATGACGTAAGAAACTATTAGGTTGATTTGCAATTCTATTAAGTGCATCAACCAAATCATCTCTAAGATTATCTGCACCTTGTAATGCAGCCATAAGTTCAAGATTATGTCTTTCAATAGCATAGTATTGTTTGTTGATACGCTCTTGATAATCTTTAATACTATCTGTACATTGTTTAATCTGCTGACGAATTTCGTTAGCTATGTCTGATGTATTTCTAAGTGGAACTGCATTACCTTCTCTAACAACAGGCTTAATTAATTCTGAAATTAAAGAAGCTGATTTTTCTTTTACATATTCAACACGTTGTAATCTAATAGCTTCTTTTGCATCCACTAACTTCTGCTGTTCTGCATTGAACATTTCGTTTGCAGCAGTATATAACGCATCATAATCTTCAAGCTCAAGATTATCCCAATCTTTTAATTCATCAGTTGTAAACTGGTGTATTGAGTATGCAGATATATTAATGAGATTTAATAATCTATTGCACACAGCTGTCATACCATCATTGATGTGTGCATTACGATCTGAGTTACGGTGCATGATAATCTGAATAGAATTATATCTGAGATTACCACTGTCATCTGTAAAGAATAAATCTTTTGGAATAAATACGTAAGCATTATCCCCTGTATCTATACTCTCATACTCTTTGTTGTTTTCTGTGTACCACTGCTCTGCTTCTAACTTCTCTGTATTAACTTCATCTAAAGACGAGAGCACTGATACATAAATAAAAGCATAAGCGTTATATATCATTGATGTATTAAAGTAAGTCTGTACATCAACCATATTCTGTAAATTACAAACTACAGGATGATAGCTGCTTACTAATTTATATAAAGCATTGAGTATCTGTACTAAGTTTTCATCAACTGAGTAATCATAACGTGCACGTGGAGTGTACATTCTGCAAAGCGTATAACGATATGGGTCTTTTAGTGGCAGCCTACTAATCATAGCAGTAGACTCAGCATCTGCTGAACCGTCTACTGGTAAAAGGTTAATCCAATCCTGTCTTATAGAACTTAATTCTCTTAATATTTGTTTTAGTAACATTTGTTTTCTTCCTCCTTGGTTAACAACCAATAAATACGGTATATGGTATTACTGGAGGAGACTGCAGCAGGTGCTGTGATGCTGGATCAGTCATCCAGGAGGTACCGTATTTACGTAGTAAAATAAATATAACCTTGATTTAATCAAGGCTGAATAAAGTTAAATCTATATTCAATATGCTTAACCAATAAATAGCTTTAAGGTCAGCCAACCGCACATCTTAACCTCAAAAATACTAAGGTTGGTTTTTGCTACCGATAACTATGCCCCAGCTCTTGGGGTGTAGAACTGGGGCAACCTTTAGGAGAAGGTATAATGTATATCAAATTCTTGGGGAAGAATTAGATACCTGCTTTCTGTGCTGGTACAACCATAACCATTGCACCTTCAGTAATTCCAAGCTCAGAGATTGTCTTATCTGCTGAAGAAGCTGGAATACCATTTATGTGGAATGTAACTCCTGAAGTTGAAAGACCCTGTGCAGAAGCTACGTCTGCTAATGTCTCACTATCCTGAGCTACCACCTCATAACGACCTGTTGTTGTTCCGATTGTGAACTTAACCATACTACAAATTCCTCCTTATTTATTATTTCATCAACACAATATCTATACTAGATAGACTAAAATTACACAGACCACAGTGGGGAGTCAATCAGTATGTCAGAACCTTATGACTTGGGGAGTCCTTTTGGCTACAACAGTTATTACTGATTGCACTGTGGTCTGAGTTTACCATATTAAGTTTTCAATTAGAACTACTGCTCGTCTGGTTCAGCATCAGGTAAACCTGGTACAACAGCAGGTTCATCTGGTTCAGCAGTAAGCTCACCCTCATCTGGTTCAAGAGCCTCTGGCTGAATTGTTGGAGCAGCGTCACCATTAACAATGATGTCAAGCTCTGTATCAAAGCGAGCCTTCTCAGCCTCAAGCTGGCGAACGATCTCTGTAGCTGTTGCTTCAAATCTGTTTGCACGTACAAGACCTGTACCGTAGCAAGCCTTGATGTAATCCTTAACCTTTTCATCATCAGTATCTACCTGAGTGATGTAAGCAATCTTTCCATCAATGATAGCATTACCTACGAACTGGTTTGCTGTGATCTTTGGCTGCGCTGGATTGTAGCTAAATCCATACTCATCAATGACATTGCCCTTCTCGTCATAATTACGAGCGACAATAGCCTGCTTCACATCAGTGATAACCTTGAGTGTGCCTTCTTCAATCTTAACAATCATTAAATTTTTCCTCCTCTTAATTAAGATTAGTTATATATAAACTTATGTTTATATCTTAGTAACGAGTTATCCAAGCATAACCGAGGATAACACAAACAATAATAACTACACATTTCATAGTCACTATCTTCTAATAATCATATTTATACATTAGATAATCTATAAAAGCATATAGACTATCTTTATCTGTTATCTCAAACTTAACAGATAACTCTGGAAGAATGATAGTAACTTTATGTTTAGCTTCAATAACTGCTGATATGTAATCAAACGCTTCCTCTGTCATGCGGTGCGATAACCAATAGAGGCAGAGGTCATAAGTCAATTCTTTTGGATTATAAAACAAAGGGATAAGGTCGTGCTCCATTGTCTGAAACTCTGTATACTCATTAACTAAGTATACAATAACCTGTACCAGATAGTTGCTGAAATCTCTGCGTTTAGATGTAGATGATGTAGACATAATCACCAACCTCCTTTATCCAATTTCATATTTGAAACCTCCATTTAGTTGTCATAACAAGGCAACTCCCAATAATCATTCGTAAATGCTGCATCAATAATGCGTTGAGCTTTTTCATCAACCCATTTCTTTTTTGGATCTTCGCATTTACGTAGTAACTTATCAATCTCTACTACATTACCTGGTACAAATGATGCCTCTACGATTCTGCCTACACCTGACTCATAGAGTGCGTGCTTATCATCTGTCTTGTAATAAATACAATTACCAACTTTAAACATCTGACCTACGTTAATCTCTCCGAATGTTGTTACCATAATTTTCAACACCTCCTATTTGTAGGGTATCAATTTATTTACAAGTCATCAACCCTGTAAATATGTTACTAATTTCTCAGTAATTGCCTGAGCATCCGCCTCTGTAACGTGTCCGACTGTTCTACCTATATGTTGTTTGTGGATAGCCTGCATCATAGACAAATCTACGAATGGAACAGGTTGTTTACCATCTACACTGTGCTCTTTTGTAGGATTAAATCCTTCAAAAGGTATATAAACACAGGAATCAGGTATATTATCTGGATCCTCATTAAGGAATAACCTCGTTGGGGCAACAATCTTATAAGGTGAATTAGGAAAATCAAACAACACAACACCTGGTCTAACCAAATTGCTACCCATTAATTTATCAAAACGTGTTAACTTAACCTCGAACATATCCTCTGTCCTCCTATTTGTTTAAATTAATTTTTACTTACTTAGCAATAACCCAAATGTTAGGGTCACAATAATCATACGTTTCGTAATCCTCTGCAACAACTGCAATGCAGTTATAAACAACAGGTTCGAAGCAATGAGTTCTGGAATTATAATTCTTTCCAACTCGCTCGGCAGATTTTTTATACCTCTGCCCACCAGTACGGAAACATTCTCCAACATCTACGTTCTTGAGCTGCACTACTCTCTCATCTGAATGTGCATCTAGTAATAGGAAACTAATTAAATTTGTTTCGTTCATTTGTACCTCCCTCTGCCTCCAGCAGAAACTACATTATATGACGTGGATATATAGCAACTATCCAACGTATCTGCTGACTAAATACTTATCATTTTTCGCATCTTAGGTATCATTGTGTCGTAATACCTATTCACCTCACCAATTGTTAAGGCTTTTCTACCAAAAAAGCCAATGTAGAAGAAGTAACGTCTTGCCATTAAGTAGTCACAACGGTTCTCGGTAGGAACATATTTAATTTTTAAATAATCTCTAACAACTTTTTTAATCATAGTTGCACCGCCTTTATCGTTCTCTTTTGAAAATTCTAGGGGATTAACCCTTAGACTTCTGAGCCTCTATAGTATGAAGCAAGGTACTCTGGACTTGATCCAGGGCACCCTGCTTATTTATTCTATTACTTAATCTCTGATAAATCTACATCAGATGGATTGAAGATTTCTTCATCAGAAATCTTGTTTGATTCTGGCTTCTTGTATCCACCCTTTGGAATGAAGCTGATGTTATAGAATGTGTATCCCTGATCGTTTACATAATCTGATACTTCGTACTTGATTTCTACCTTGTTGTCTCTAACTGCTGCAAGTACTTCTGCTGCACTGCTTCCTTCAACATATGTACCTAGATTATCAAGTGCTCTTACGTTGAAGATATTAAACTTCTGATGTGTGTTAAGTTCAATCTCGATAGCTGGCTTCTTTGCAGCACCTAATTCAACTTCTCTAAATCCTACGATACGTCCTGTGAACTCACCTGTTCTTGTAATTGTCTCTGATAATAATCCCATTTTTGTTTCCTCTCTTTCTTAAAATGAAATGTTTAAAAGTATCAATAACCAAACTAAAAGGTACACCGACATCACAACCTATAGTTAGATATAGATTGCAATGTCGGTGTAAGTACTCAACCTAGAAAGCTACTTCTAATGCTCTCTGATATACCTCCTCTCCTACTCTATTTTTAATATCCATTAATGATACTAAATTTTCTTCAAATGATTCATGACCTAGCCAATCTGGATTAATATCTGCAATTTCTTCTGCAGTTGCTTTGATATATCTATCCATCTCGGATTCCAACTTCGCATCTTCAATATTTAATAGCTCATAGTATTTAACTTGTACATAATTCCTAATAACATCTAAATCATTTTCTGTTTTAATCCATTTAATTCTTTCTTCTGGATGCTGGAAACATTCACCTTTGGTTATTTGTAGATCAAAGTACTTACTATCTGCTGGTGCAATCCATACATTTCTTTTCAATACTGGTATGTCTGATACGCTTTCTACATTATAACCTTTTGTAGCAAACCTCATTATTTCTAATGATTCTTCTCTGTTTGGTGCATAATCATCATCTACTCCATACATATCATACATTTCTGGATCAACTTTTTTAAGTTCATTGAACCATGCAAAGTATTCAAAACCTCTTTCTACTCTAAATTTTATAATCTGTCTCTCAACTCTTAATGTTTTAACCAGAGCCTCTGTAACTCTAGCTAATTGACCACAATAGATTGTATATGATGTCCAATCTTCATGGAAATGTTCAGCTGATAATCTTTTTTCCATTACTCTTACCCATGCTGGATTGATGATTACATTCTGAAATCTTCCACATTTTGAAGTGATTATGTACTTCTCTGTGTTATCTGATACCAAACCAACTAATGCTACTTTTGTGTTCTTCATACCTTTGTACCTCCTATTTGTACATTATTTTGTTATTAGTTCTACAATTTTTTTAAATTTAAAAATTTATTAAATTGCACCACAAGCACAACATATTATAAATTGAATTGCAAAGCCGAAGGACGCAGTGAACTTTGCAATCCAATTTATAATATGTTATGACGGACTCACGTTAGCAAAGCAATTTAATAAATTTAAGAAAATTGTTTTATTTTCTTTTATTTTTTTTTCTCTATCTTTACTAACCTACAACCTAAATAATACACCAACCCTACCAAAGGGTACACCGACAGCACAACCTTTGAACGCTGGAAAAGTATCATGTCGGTGTAAGCTCTCAACCTACCGCCTTATCGGTGTTTATTCTTCTCTGCTTTTTTAGTCTCCTCTGTTTTTCTTTTTTCCGTAGGTGGTGGCGCGGAAGTACATGAAAGGATTTTGCATAGACTAAAGACGCGTGTAGGGCGGAGGGAAACTTGGAGCGAATACTTGGAGCTACAAGTTGACCGTTACAGAGAGAGCTAAGTGGCGAGGACTACACTTGACTAGCCGAGAATGTCCTCGCCACTTAGCTCGCCCAGTTAGGGTCGAACAGTTGTTGTTGCGTGCCAGTACACAACACTTGCCTTTACGTAAGGATGAGCAATGACAAGAGTTCGACCCGTAATAAAGAGCGACCAGTGGGAGCGATCAGCGGAAAGCTATGCCATACTCTCGCCCCCTGGAGGGGGGAAGGGGCTGCCCCAGCGTCTTAGTGTGCCAGACGGAAGTTCCTAAGGACTTACGTTTGGCACACTTAGACAGCGTGGCTGGGGATTAGGAATGGTACACGCATAAGCATTACCGGTTGAAAGACACTACGCTGCGTAAACTGCACAAAGCATATCTAAGTTTCAGCAAGTTACAAGCAAGTTGTAAACTTACTAGTGGGTATTTCTGTACACAATTAGCGAAAGCAGGGTGACAGCCAGAATAACTTAATATAAAAAGCTACGTGATTTCCTCACTGACGGACACACAAAAGTAGGGCTTTCGCCCTACTCTTTGTTCTCTAACAACTCAGGTGGAACTGATAAGTACTTCTTAGCCTTGAGGTTCTCCTTAGGTTTCTTACTATCACCCTGAAATGCCCACCAGCACTTAGCTACCATAACTGCGTATTGATGTGTGATTTCAATGTCCTTAATTTCCTCATTAGGGTTATCAGGTATTACCTGCCCCTGAAGTGTCACCATATAAGGTGCACTGTCGGATATAGAACTTGTTAGATTGTGAATCATAATGTAATTTGCCATAATTTCCCTCCTTTGGGTGCTTGTTAATTTGTTGACCTACAACCTGCACAGGCTGATAGATATGTCAACGGATGGGCTTCTTGGCGTATGACCCACCTTGACATATCTATCATTTAGATACACTTGGAATGATATTATGTAGAGTTGCCTGTGCTACAAATTTATAACAAATTGACAGCACCCAAAGGAGGAGAAATTATGAGCAAATTACATTATGATCCACAATCGCTACAAGTTCTTAATCCGACAGTACACCTTATATGGTCTACACTTCAGTGGGCAGGTAATACCTGATAATCCTAATGAGTTGAAATTAAGAGACATTGAAATCACACATCAATACACAGTCATGGTAGCTTACGTGCTGGTGAGGCATTACAGGGTGATAGTAAGAAACCTAAGGGGGTTCTCAAGGCTCTAGAAGTACTATCAGTTCCACCTGAGTTGTTAGAGTTACAAAGAGTAAGGCGAAAGCCCTACCCTGACGGGCTTACTGACGGACTCACTCACAATGAGCGAAGGTTGGGTGACAGTTGAGGCACATCAACATCAGCACCAACATATTCTCCTATTTTTTTAGAGTGGCAATAGCCAGAGGAAAAGGTGTGTGAGCGGAAACAATTCATCTAATTGTCTGATAATTTGGAAACGGAATGATTTCTTCCTAGTTTCAGGATGAGCATATTATGTATGTATGAAAGTGTCCATAAACCACTACAAAAAATTAGTTAGTTATAACTAATGGTAGTACTTTATGGACACAATAAGGGGGTAGATAGGGGTAGGTTTCGAGCATTTTCCAAAAATAAATAATCAGACAATTAAAAGAATTAACAGAAAATAAACGTGAATTGTTCCTTACGTAAAGGCAAGCCAAAAAGGACAGGGGTGAGGTTTAAAAACGGTGTGATATGAATACTATATGTATATATAAGGTTACGAAGTAGCCTTAGTTATTTGTCGTTGTTGACGTATTAGTAATTGTTGAACCACCAGAACATCATCAAAATACCTAGTCTGCTAGCTTACAATGTGCTATCCTAACAGTGACGAGACAAAAGTAACTAAATAGAAAGGAAAAACTATGCTTCATTTCACTGATTATAAGAAGAACAACCCTCTGACAAACAGAATAGAAAAGGTCTATACAAGGAAGGTTCGTGCCAGCAGGATAATGTACCCAAAGAGTTTTACTGTAGGGTTTGCACACACACAAAATATGGATATCTCAGACACTCCAACCGGTAGAGAGTACCACTTTGACGTACTGGATGATGTAGAATCATACAGCATTTCAACCTATGGTAGACCAAATACAACAATAGCATACTTCCTTGATGCTGCTGGAAATGTTCTGAATGAAAAGTTCACTATTACAACACCAGAAGATGAGTTCGTTGGAACACAGATTATCCCACCTGAGAGTGCAGTAGAGCTTGTAGTCTATGGTTCCCCAACAAGACCTACTACTGTTGCAGCTAATGTTATGGTTGACGCACCAATGAACCCAACAGCTGAGGATGAGTTGAAAGAAATAACTCCTACAGATATTCAGCCAGAGGTTTATTACAACGTGGTTATTAGAAACTATGACCAACCAGTAGCAAGTGCTAACACTGCAGCAGCTAACGGATACACTTGTGAGACTTATGTATACAAACTTGAACCAGGAAAACTCTACAGAGTTTTTGGTTACAGAGTTTACAGAACAGGTCTGATGTTTATTTATCCTGATACAATGACACAGATATTACCAACAGACACGGTACATATGTTTAAAAACTCAAAGAACGCTAAGCAAACCAACAGTGGACGCATTGGTTTAGATAATGAATATGTCATTGTAGAAAGACCAGCAATTGCTTATGCACTTAAAGGTCACGGTACTATATTCTCTGTAGGACATCAGGCTATTAAAGAAGTTGTTTCTGTAAGAGCGGTGACAAGTCCTTTGGAGGGTGTGCGTTGGTTAGCTATTGGAGATAGCTTTACATCAGGAGCATTCGCAGGCTACACAGAAGATGCACATGATGAGGAGTATGGTTTCATTTCTTATCCTGCAATTATTGCACATAAGAATCATATGAGACTTTACAACTTGGCGTTAGCAGGACAGTGTAGTGCATTAACATCTGTTAACACAAGCCACTTTTCTTTTGCTGATACAACAAAGGATTTAAACAAGGACATCTTTAAGAGTGTATTGAAAGATCAGATTGCTAAGAATGATGCACCAATTTATGTAACATTTGCACACGGTTTGAATGATACAGCTGTTACAGCAGCAGACATAGGTACTTCAGCAGACACAGGCTTTAATACAATCTGGGGATTTTATAATAATGTTATCGACTATGTTTTCAACAACTGTCCAGAAGCACACGTTGGTATTATCATTCAGGATGCTTGGATGACTGACACTATTGCAAACGCACTTATTGAGATTGCAGAGTACTGGGGCGTGCCTTATCTTAACTTGCATGATGATAACCTAGCTGTACGTTTAGGTAGCGACACAAACAAAGCCAACCATAATATGGAAGTTAAGCGTAATTCAATTTATGCAATTTCAGCTACAAATACACATCCTAACCCAAAAGGTATTAAGTTGTATGCAAAATACATTGAGGAGTTTTTAAAGAGAATATAATGAAAAGAGTATAGGATATACTATTTTAAATATGACGAGACAACAACAAAGAAAGGAGTGCTTATGGATTACAATCACGATTTAACAATGGAGTCTGACTTCATAGGTCAATTCAACCCTGTAAGAGGTTTGCGTAAGAAAAATAATAGCAGTGGTCAGAGCAGTCTAACTGATGAACAATTAGAAGCTCTACAAAAGTTACAAAATATAGATAATAAACTTCCTACCGATTGCTTTATATCAGGTTATGACTTATTAAGATTTAGATTAAATTTGGATGAGGCGGATGTTCAAACTATTGAGGATGAGAAAGAACGTTATTATTACACGAAACTTAAAGAAAGTCTTTCAGAAAAATATGCAAAGATAGGGAAACCAGAAGCAATTGTAATTGACGTTAAATCTTTCTCAGAGGAAAACATTCAAGTAAATTTTAATTCAAGGCGTGCTAACTCTACTGCTATCCAGGTATGTGCTTTAGATGTTTTAGAGTGCCTAGATTTTATCGAAAGTTTACGCACAGAAGGTTCTGAAGAAGCCATACCTGAAGAAGCCTATACCAAACAGAATTATGAAGCAGCTACACAACTAATAAGAAATGACTATAAATATTTACTTAATGTAAAAAACCCTTGTACTGGTATAGATCTACAGAATCGATCATATATCACAGGTACTGTGTCTTTTGATGCAAGTATGATCGTTAAAAGTAATAACATTCTTACAGGTAGCTACAGCAGTGAGACAGATGAGTTTAGTATCTATATTAATAATAAACTTTTTACTAAATTACAAAATATGTCACATTGGGGTTATAAAATAAAACTTACTGGTTTTGATGGCATAAACTATGTTATATATCCTAACCATGATGTATCTAATTCAAATCCTGATTTAAACATATCTGAATTTGGTGGTAAGCGTTTTTGTGATGCTCTAGGTTCTAGTATAGAGAACTTACAAGCTGAGCAGTGTTGGGAACATGGCATAGCAGATACTTTTGTAGAGTATTTCCTAGAGAATAATTATCATAATTTTCCTTATATGCTAGATTATAATAGTTTTACATATGATGATTATTTTATTTACTTTTGCGAATATTGTGGATATAGATTTGGTTTAACTGATGTTGATACTTTATTTGCTATGAGTATACAGAATAAACCTTTGTGGGAAGATGTAATCTATACTCTTTCTTATATTTTAAAAGAAATTAAAGATACTATTAATGGTAATAGTGATGCACAACCAAGCTAGACACCCTATATTTATTGTGTTACATTAAATGTAGACGAGACGACTCAACAGGAGGATAACAATGAGTGATTTTATTGTAAGAGATACAAGTAACCCTACCATTGAGCAATCACAGGAAGCATTGAACTTTGCTGATGTTACAATGCCTACTGCTGATGCAGACCTCAGGACTAGGGAAACTCATAATGAAAATGACGTATCTGGTTACACAGGTAAGAACGCTACATTTACTAAGTCCACTGTGCACGATACCAATGAGAACTTAAATGGTGATGACACTCACCCAGAACATCCACTGCAAGATGATGATAATTATGGTTCCAAGGTTGGTGGAGAACACTTTCAGGATGACGTAGCTGGATACGCTACAGCGTTGGCAAACAATTCACAGGTACGTGCAAAGAATCATTTAGGTGCAGCTCAGCCTGCTACCTATCTTAACACAATCAAAGCAGGCGAGAAACAGATGCTTCCATGCGACATTGATTTGCCAAAGCCTACAGGTAAGATTAAGATGGACTACGATAACCAGTCTATCAAAGTACCATCATCAGACTACGTTTCTGAATCTTGACAACTGAATAGGCAATAGACAATTAGAGAACCTCTTTGCTACAATTAAGTAGTAAGGAGGTTTTCTTTATGCAACAACTTGTGTGTCCTAGATGCGGTGCACCAATGGAAAAGTCAATCGCATTTAACGGAGGCAAGTCGGAGTTCTGGTATAACTGTACACGTGCTCCTGCTTGTAATACATATTTCAATAGCTTTAGACCAATGGAACACCAGTATGATTTCCTACGTGACGGTCATAAATTTAAACTTAATGCAGGTGGTTTTGGTTCAGCAAAGACTTATGCTACCAGACAGTTTATCTATAAACAGTTGTTTATGAACCCATACGGTCAGGTGTTAGTTGGTGCTAACGTAAGTTCACAGTATGAGAACACAATCAAGAAAGAACTTGAAGCAGATATACCTGCTGCTTTTGTAAAGAGATACTCAGCACAGAAGCAGACAATGGAACTGTATAATGGGTGCAGACTTATCTACAGACCCTTTGATGATGAAGGTAAGATTCGTTCTTTGAACTTATCTGCTTGGGTAATCATAGAGGCATCCGAGGTTGACGTAGATTTCTTTACACAGCTCAAATCTCGTTTGCGTAATATGAACGCAGCAATCTTTTCTGGTTATGACAAGAACGGTAGACCTATCTTTAAATACTTTAGAGGACAAGGTATTGCTGAGTCAAACCCAGAAGCAGGTTGGCTGAGAGAAGAATACTTAAAGCCAGCAGATGAGATTTACCAACACGGTACTGCTATTGTAAAATATGAGCCTGACCCAAATTGTAGAGATTATAATATCTCTGTACACATTTCATCTACAGATGCAAACACATATCTGCCTGAAACTTACATTCAGGATTTGTGTAAGAATAAACCTCAGTGGTGGATAGACAGATACTTGTTTGGTTCTTTTGAGTTTGCCAACGGTCTTGTTGTTCCAAACTATAAAGACTTATTTATACCATACTTTGAGCCACCTAAGAATTGGGTACGTCTTATTGCACATGACCCAGGTATATCTGACCCAGCTGGTTTTGTATGTGCAGCAGTAGATGATAAGAACGGTATCGTTTATATCTACAGAGATTTACAATATAAAGATATGGGTGTCAATGAGTTGTATGAGAAGTGGCTGAGAGAAATTACTTTTGACATTACAATGTCTCAGCTTTACACACAACCAATACTAGACCCAAAACTTTATGGACGTAGACAGGTTACAGACTTACAGACCTACGACCAGATGTGGGCACAACATGGTGTGTTCTTCCAACCAGGTCACATTAGTATTGATGACCGTATCTTCAGACTTATCACTTACGCAAAAGCAGGACGCTTGAAGATTATGGATAACTGCTTTAATCTCAAGTTTGAGTTGTCAGAGTATAAGTGGGAAGTCAAGAAAGATAAAAGCTATAAGCAGAAACCTGTTGATAAAAACAATCATAGTATAGACCCTTTGGAATGGATACTGATGAAGCTACCAGAAGATCCAAGTAAGTTAATGCTTGGTGCTTACTCAAACTTCACAGACCTTAATAATGTTAAGCCAAAAGAAGATGTTAAGAACTGGATGTTTACAGACAACAAGCAGGACTATGATGAGCCTGATACGTACTGGCAGCTTGACACAGATTACTAAGGAGGTAATTTATGGATGAAGTAACAACCGTTGTGATTATTGAAAAAGATACTAGAGCGTTAGTTGCTGCCATCCCAGCTGTGTTATATGATGATATGATTGTTGAGAATGGTTATGAGGAAGTTCTTTATTACAATGGTACAGACCCTTTACTCTATGAAGATGAGAATGGTAAGTTATATTTAAAAGAAAACAGTTCTATTGTGAAACTATAGGAGGATACTATGTACGGATTTTTATCAGTGTGCGCAGTTTGTGCAACATTCATTTGGTTTGCAGTACGTTACCTACAGCCTTACACACCACCTAAGGAAGATACAAAAGAAACTCCTGAAGTAGATGAAGATGGTAATGTAGTCTCAATGGATAATGTACTTGCTGAGATTTACGATTATTTAGATAACGATAATAAGAAGGAGGACTAAGTTATGCCTAAGACATTAATAGAGGGTACATCCTTTTATCTTGAAGATTTACAGGAAACTCTTACACGTGATGCACTTGAGTATCGCAAGGCACACCGCAGGGCTGTACGTCTTGATGCACTAGACCGTAACAAACTCTGGGAAGCACTCAGGGCAAAGTTTCCTAAGTACCAGCTTCTCCCACAGACTAACCATATCAGTTATGTTAAGAACAATATTCTTGCATCTATATACACAGTAGGTAAGAGTGCACAGCTTCAGTTTACTTCTGAGGAAGATAAAGACGTAGTTGAGAATCTTAACATTGCTCTTGAACACATTTGGACTACACGTAACATTGCTTACTATGAGCTTCTTGCAGGAGAACGTGCAGCATTACTCAACCTTGGTATCACACAGGTAGGTTGGGATAACAGTATTGTTACAGGTACAGACAAGAAGATGGAGAAAGGTCAGGTTGTTCTGAAGAATATTGACCCTCTTAAATATTACCGAGATCCATTCGCACAGAACTTAGATGAAGCATCACACGTAGTAGTGTGGGATGATTATGCAGAAGAAGTTCTTGCAAACCATCCAAATTATAAAAAGACATTTAATGCTTGGAAGCAGAAGCATCCTGACACAATAAGTTCTATGAACTACAACTATGCAATGTCTGCACTAACAGACAAGCGAGTACAGTTTACACCTGCTGTTGAAGGATACCACAGAGTTTATACTTGGTTCTTAAAGGATATTAACACAGGTAATATTTCAGAGATTCATCTTATGGATATGGAAGTTGTACTCTATGTAAAGAGTTCAATCAAACCTAATATGTATCCATTCGCTGAGCTGTACTGTAATATTCCTAGCGGAGACTTACTTGGTACATCAGAACCTGCAAAGATTATGGATAACACCATTGTCTATAATATTATGCAGAGTATGATTGCTACAGCTGAGTACAAGAATCAGCGACCACCACGTTTCGTATCCAATGCTTCTGGTATCAATGTAAACGCATTTGTGCAGCATGGTAATGAAGCTGACCGTACATTCGTTGTACAGGGTGATGCAAGCAAAGCAGTTCACTATCATCAGTACCCACAACCATCTCCAGCATCTCAGCAGTTAGTCGGTACACTTACTGCGGATATGCAGGCAGTCACAGGTGTTGATGGCAAGTACACAGGTAGAGATACCGGTTCAGTTATTACAACTGGTGGTGTTAATGCAATGCTTGATGCAGCTACAATGATTGATACTACTAAGATTCTTATGTATGAGTTCTATGCTAAGAGACTTAGTAAGTTAGTTATAAGCAACTACCTTGAGTTTTCTCAGAAGCGTAAGTACCTTGTCAAAGACAAGAACAAGGCTAATGCTTATAAGACTGTAGAAGTTGCTTATGATAAGATTGATTCTAACATTGTTATGGAATACGCAATCAATATCTCTAGTGAAATGCCAAAGAACAAGGCACGTATTGCAGCAGTTGCAGATGCAATGATGGAGAAACAGATGCAGTACTCTGGTGCAGGTATTGACGTAGACCTTATCACACCTGATGAATGGTTAATGATGCAGGATATACCAAACAAGGAATACTTCCAAGAGCGTATGGGAATCCAGCGTGCTCAGAACTGGACTAACATTGTTGCTCAGGTTGTATCACAGTACTCTGGACTTGTTGAAAACGGTATGTCTAGCGCAGATGCAATGAACCTTACTGCACAGACTCTTATCGGTCAGCAGCAGGCAGGTGCACAGCAGACAGCAAATCTTGAGCAAGTTGCACAAAATGGTGCTATCTTCAGTTGACAATACTAGACAAACTTTGCTACTCTTATTTATGTAAGGGTAGCAAAGTCTCAAGTGAACTCAATAGACATCCACAAGTCTAAAACAATGTGAGTAAAGGAGTTTAATATGGCAGACATTGATGTAGAAAAGTTAAGAAGTTTTTTGTCTAACCCAGATAATATGGTTCAGACAGATGCTGGTGCAGACGCAGGTGCAGGTTCAGATGCAGGTGCAGCAGGCTCAGGTGAGCAGGGCGCAGCAGAACAGCAGACTGTAATTCAGCCACAGGTTGGCGACCAGCTTGACAAAGATGCTAACGCATTTGCTCAGATGCGTATGCAGAACAAACTTATGAGCGATATGCTTGCTAAGGTAGCACAGGCAAACGGAATCCAGTTTACAAGTCAGGATGACCTTTTGCAGAAGCTCAATGATGATGTGTTAACAAAGCAGGCACAGGCACAGGGCGTTGACCCTGAACTCTTAAAGAGATTAGATACCTTAGAGAGAAGTAATCAGGCTTACGTACAAAAGCAGGCAGAAACAAGACTGGTTAATGACTTTGCTTCTTTGCAGCAGGAATTTGGTTTAAGCGGTGATGAACTTCAGGCTTTTGCCAGAGAGTTAGATAACTCAGGTATTCCTGTTGAATCTATTAATGTACGAAATGAATATATGTCTCGTCACCTTGACAGTATCATTCAGGCAAGGACTGATGCAGCAGTTCAGGCAGCACTTAACAGAGATGCAAAGGCAGATGCACAGTCAACGAAGCCTAATGGTTCTGGTACAACGGTAGGTTCTCAAACACTCCAGTCAACAGAAATTAAATCTGTATCAGACCTGAGAAGCGTGCTCGCTAAGATTGATAAATAAGTAAAAACATAAACGTTCACTTGAAAGGAGAACAACAGTTATGGCTACACTTTCAGCTTTAAATGGTAATGGAGCAGTAGTTGCTTCCATTGCAGAAATCGCAGGAAATTGGACACCTGGCGCAGATGGAGAGCGTCCAGCAAATGTAATGCGTCCTGAGGTATTCTACGATACACAGTTACTTGATACTATCCGTGATGCAGCAGAGACATATCAGTACTACAGATATGCTAAGCCAATTGACCTTCACGGTGCAGACAAGATTACAATGCGTAGATGGGCACCATTACAGGCACACACAACTCCACTTGAGGAAGGTGTTCCACCAATGACAGATAAGGGTTCAGTAGAGGTTTATGAAATCTCTGCAGGAAACCAGTATGGTCGTTACATGGAGTTTACTGATAAGGTTAACTTCGAGATGGTAGACCCAGTGCTTACTCATTACACATCTGAGTATGCAATCGTTGCAATCGAAACACTCGATCTTCTCGCAAGAGATACACTTCTCACTTGTGCACAGAAGTACTTTGCAAACGGAGCAGCTAACCTTGCTTCACTTGTTGTTGCAGGCGACAGCGCAATTCCAGCACTTGCAGACTTCAGACTTATTGCACTTGCTTTAAAGAAGGCTAAGGTTGAGCCTTATGACTCAACATTCCACGCAATGGTTTCATCTGAGTTTATCTTTGATATGATGGACGACCCATACGTTCAGAACTATATGAGAATTAACAACAACGCTGGTATCATTTATGATTCACAGTCAGACGTTAAGCTCCCAGAGATGTTCGGATTCTCATTCCATGAGGTAAACAACTGTCCTACATCATCAGCTTGGTTTGATGCAGCATCTGATACATGGAAGTGTATCGTAACAGATGGCACAGACTTCTACGTAGCTGAGTGTGATACAGAGGGTAATGCAATCAAGAGAACATCAGGTTACGTTAAGGATAGACGTACAGGTAAGGATGCTTCATACATCCCTAACCAGATCACTTTTGCTGATGCACTTGCAGGCACAAAGGCTAAGTTACGTAAGATTGCAGCAGATGGTACAGTTGCTTCAGCAGCTCCATCAGCTAACGTAACTGGCTTAAAGATTTACAAGGTTAACCACATTCTTATCCTTGGTAAGGATTGCTTGGTTACATCTTCAATCTCAGGCGAGGGTTCAGCTAAGATGTACATTAAGCCACTTGGTTCAGCAGGTGTGCTTGACCCAATCGAGCAGCGTCAGTCAATTGGCTTTAAGATTAACGATATTGGCTTCGGTTCAACAAGACTTGAGGCAATCGTTGATTACATCTGTGTTCCAACACAGTTAAATGTGTAATTAGCTTCTTGGCTTAGGGGGAGGTTTCCTCCCTTACCTCCCCCAAATTTTTAAATCATAAGTGAGCCAGAGAAAGGAATTATTATGGCAGCAGTTACAGAGTCAGCAACAAAAGATATGACAAGACGTATTAAGGCAGCACAGGACAAGAAGATGCTCCTTAAAGAACAGTATGCAAAGGAGAAGCAGATTCCAGTAAATGGTTCTCCATTCTACAGACCATACTTTGGAAACAATATGGCTATTTGGCTTAATGGTTTCAGTGTTTACGTTCCTTTGGATGGTAAGACTTATAAGATTCCAGAGTCTTTCGCAAACATCTTTCAGGAGAGAATCAAGAGAGTTGATTCGACAATTCAGAAGATGGGTGTGCTTGGTGCAACAATTGAGGATACAATGGTTGCAGGAGACTTTGAGTTAGATTGGAATTAGTTTCAAATCAAGTTATTCTTTTTCCATAGCTAGGTGTGGGTTCACAGCCCACACCTTTTTTGTTATATTGAAAGAGGAGGTACTTGACTATGGAAGAATGGTGGACAACTGATGATGGTTGGGAATACGAATACTAGGAGGTTATTATGGTTTACTTGGAAATCAAAAAGGAATTAAACGTTCTACTGAACGGTGAGCTGTTACCTTGGCGACAGCTTGTTGGACATTTGAACTATGCTATAGATGAAATCAACACAGCACTTAATGCTTGCTTTCCTGTAATTAATGCAGACAGTACTGCTAATGATTTAGGACAAGAGTACACAGCAATACCAGATAAGTACATACGTAGTGTTGTACTACCTGGCGCAGCACATCACTATTATATGGTAGATGATGAAGGTACTACATCTGAGCTTGATTTTGCCAGACAGTTTGAAGCAGGTAAGTTTTATATGCTTAGAGATTTCAGCTATAACATTCCTGCTGAGTATCGTGTACAGGATAACGCAGATGGCAGCTTTGCAGGTTCAGTAGAATCTACATACGAAGATGCACACGGACTTAGAGGCATAGAGAGTGGTGCTCCTAGAGTATCAGACCCTACTGACCCTTTATCTTGGGTAGGTGAAATATGGTAAAGAATTTCCCTTATAAAAATAGAACACAAGCACATTCACAGAATATCACAATCGACCAGCCTTTTGGTGGTATGAAATACGTGAACACACCACTTGAGGATGGACACTGTGCTTTGCTTCAGAACGTAGACATCACAAGTTCAAATACACTTAGAGTACGTAAAGGCTATAAGTCATCTGATGTTATTAAAGCCTTTATTAGTACAAACCCAGTTGTTAACCATTCTGGTGTAATGTACGTGAAGTACTTAAACGAAGATGATGCTGAATTGTTGCACTATGCTCTCGTAGGTAATACATGGGATAAGCCTGTAGAAGCACAGGGTACAAATATCCCTGATACAATGATGGAGTTTAATCAGGACACTTGTATCATCTTTGAACACGGAGAAGATAAGACTAGACCTTATGACGATTATATTCTCGCAACTTATGATAATACACTTGAAGGTGCTGTGCAGATTGGTGGAGATTACAAAGTATGTTCAACACTTATGCCTGCACCTAAAGAACTTCATAACATTCCTGAGTGTAATGTTAAACCGTCTGATGGTGTACATACTTCCTTTAATAACAACACCTATGTATGTGTATGGGAATTGAAGCATAATCAGACTACTTGGGATATTAGAACAAGTATCTGTATGATTTATGCAGAGTATAATGCTTTACGTACTCAGGTTAAGTGGTGCTTAAAGAAACTTGTTCCTAACAACATCACAGCAGTTAAGGCAGTTAACTATGGTTACAATATGTTACTATCGGATCCATACCATTTTACTAATCAAGCAGTTAGTACAACAGCTCTTTTGTTAGATGGTATTATTCCTTATGATTCTAAGGGTAGGGTTATTACATCTTGTAGACCAGGTGAGGAAGTTACATTCAAGGTTGCATATAGATACCCTCAGTCTTGGGTAGACCAGAATATTACATTGTGTGTACGCTGGACTATAACCAACAATGATGCAGAGCAGGGTTCTTCAGACACGCTGGTACAGATTCGTACAAGCAAAACCACAATTAACAATCCTATTGTATTAGGTGAAGATATAGCAATCACAACTTGCCAGACATCTTATAACAACTTCACACTTACGTGTAATGTTTATAGATGCGACAAGGTAATGCAGGTTGAATATGAGTCAGACATTATTGATGCAGTAACACTCACACCTGAGAACACAATGTCTGTAGCATTTAGTTATCTCACAGCAGATAAGCCAGCATCCACAATTAACCTTGCTGAAGCTAAGTACGAACTTACCACAGCAAAAGGTATGGCTACTTGGATGCAGCGTATGGTTCTTTGGGGTGTGCGTAATGCAGAGACTACATTGTTTGTGTCAGAAATAAATGACCCTTCTTATTTCCCATACCCAAACAATGTTGAAATCTTTGATAGTCCTATTGTTACAGCAGTACCATTCAAGACAGCATTAATTGTATTTACAAAGACTACAATCTATCAGCTTGAGTTTGCGCAGGATGGTATCACTTACACAACAAAAGTTATTCAGCAGAATATCAATATGGACTATGGTGATGCTAAGTCTGTACTTGCTATACAGAATATGTTGTTCTTTAAGAACGGTAACTACTATTATATGTTAGTACCTGGCAAGTATCTTACAAATAACTACGGTGAGTTAATGCTTGCACCAATCAGTTCAGACATTGAAGAATACTTAGACAATCATGTATTTGCAGACCAAGTGGATGATTGGTGGTGCTTTACAGAGCATAACTTCTTCTGTGTAGGTTTCGTAGATAAATCAAGCACAACCACTACAATAGTTAAATACAATGTTAAGACACGTGCTTGGACAACAGAAATGATTTCTGCTTCAGCTAGATTACATCAGTGGGTTCCAGCAGTAACAATCGACAGTTCTTACATTTGTATTGATGCACACCTTGGTGTTGCTAATATGCACTTGGTGGAACGCTGTGAGGAACCTCAAGATGACTTACCATTTATCAATGACAATGGCGTTGAAGTTATTATTGATACTGGTGCACGTACCTTTGAGATACCATACACTAAGAAGTGGCGTGCATTGAAACTTGATATTACAACTAACGAGGATGTAGTCATCCCAATCTTCTGCACAGCTATCGCTGATAACAATGCAGTTCTTGTGAATGATTACTCTGAAGTAGATGAGGACACACACACAGTCACAATTGGACTTGGACAGGTAGTACGTGAGGACACTAGATTGTATAATGCAAAGCTAGACTCAGACTACCCTGCTAAGGTTCCACAAGGTTGTACAGCACACATTCAGTTTGGATGTTCTGCTAAACAGCTACGTACACGACTTAATATTACCTCTTATGATGCTACATTCAGATATGAGATTCGTAATGTTCAGTGGGTGTACAGAATGAAAGCTAGTACAAAACAATTTAGAGAGGAATAAACAATGAGCTTAACACAGGATGAATTAGTTGCATTAGTACTTACAAAACTCAGAACTGCTAGTGGTGGTGGTTCTGAGGGTGGCTCTACTACTACGCCTAATGCAGGAATGACAGAAGAAGAATTACAGCAGTTTAATGAGCTTCTTGCAAAGTTTTCAACATTACAGCAGGTTGCGTTTGAACAACTAAACACTAATGCTTTATTTGCAAAATTGGTAGAAGCAGGTCAAATTACCGTTGATAATGCTTTTGCTAACTATCTTTCTGCGTTAAGCGCAACTATCACAAATCTTAATGCAGATAAGATTAATGCTGATTATATTAATGTAGAGAATCTTAAAGCTGTAGTTACACAAATACAAGAAGCTAACATTGATACGCTGTTTGCTGATTACATTAAAACCAACAGCCTTATAGCTAATGGTATTACAGCTAGTGAGATACTTGCTGCTTGTGGTAAATTCTTTTCTCTTATAACTAATTCTCTTTCTGCTGATGACGTTGCTGCATTTAAAATTAGTTCAGATCATGTCACATTTAAGAACGCTAGTATCAAGAACGCTGCCATTGAATCAGTTAACGCAGGAAAGATTAATGCTGGAACTCTTAATACGTCTAGGGTTGCAATTAAGTCTGGCGATAATACCAGTATGGTTATATCAGATGGATTAATTCAGATTCAAGATAATAAGTATGTGCGTGTACAGATTGGTAGAGTTGCAACTAACACTTATGATATGCGTGTGTGGGATACAGATGGACAGCTTATGTGGTCTGCTTCTGGTATTACTGCTGCTGCAATTAAAGACGCTATTATTATAGATGATATGATTGCAGAAAATGCTAACATTTCTGCATCTAAGATTGATATATCAAGTCTTGTTACAGCTATTAATGAAGATGGTAATGTAGAAACAAAAGCATCTAACATCACTATTGATGCTGAAGGACAGAAACTATCTGCTTGGTTCAGTACAATGCAGGAATGGAAGTCTGCACAGTCTGAAGCAACATCTAACTTACAAACTTCTGTTGAAACTATCAACGGTAAGCTAAGTACATTTGTATCACAGACAGATATACAGACTATCACAAATGATATTAAAACAATCAAGAGTCAATATACCACACTTAACCAAACAGTTAATGGTATAAAATCTACTGTGCAGTCTCATACCAGCTCTATAAATAATCTTACAACAAGAGTAAAGAATACTGAAACAAACTATACAAATATCAACCAAACTGTTGAAGGAATTACTACTGAGGTAGCCAGCCAGACAGAAACTGTACAGGAACTATCAGATAAAGTAGAGGGTTATGAGGATTCAGCTTTTGTAACACAGGATACTCTTGAGTCATATATGACAAGACTTGAACAAGCATCTGATGAAATACAAATGTCTGTAATTCAGCAGATACAAAACTCAGACCAAAGTGTTAATATAGAAACTTGGTTTACTTTCACAGATGATGGTTTAGTTATAGGTAAGTCTACAACACCTGTCAAACTAAGACTCAGCCCTAATGGAATTGATTTTGTAAAAGAAGTTAATGGTAACTTTGAACAAGTAGGTTATTGGGATGGTTCTTTGTTTCATACTTCAGATGCTATTCTTGATATGAACAACTATATTCTTTTAGGACAGCACTATAAACTAAGAGTAGACACAGACGGAACATTAGCAATAGATTATGTATAAGAGGAAACTATGATAAAGACAAACGGTAAACATATAGGTATTAATGCTAATCCTGAAACAAGTTATGATTTTGTTTTAGCTAATATGAAACCTCCTTCTAGGAAATTAGTAAGAGGCTTAGATTTTTATAATTATGTAATGAGTCTACCTAATACAGATTTTAAATCTGATGTTACTGACCACTCAGGAAAAGTAGTAGGATATAGTTATAATTACGCTTTCGGACAAAAATACCCAAGTGATTTATATTATTGTACAGCTACTAATAAATACGTTACTACAGCTTTATATAGTTTTACAGAAAGAGATGCAGGTTTCAAAAAACTATACTCATATAGAAAGACTACAACAAAAGATACTTATAAAGTAATCTGTATAGATTTAAGTAAAGCTCAAGGTTATAAATACATTTGTATATTCTCTAAATATAACTTAAACCTATTAAAAGCTAATGAAACTACTTTACAGTTGTCTCATAATTTAAGTTATAGCTCCACATATTATCCTAATTATAATATGCGTAATACGTATCTAAAAAGCTATGAAATAAAAAAGTATGAACCTGTTACATTTTTATATAAAACATCTAACGAATTTGAAACCTATGCAATAGCTACAAATAATGATATAGGTATGCTAAAGGCTTACAATATTGATGTAGATATAAACACTTATGAAACTATTGGAAATAAAGTTTTAGATGTAGATGAATTTTTTATAACAGTATAGAGGTTAATTATGGCAACAAGAACAACAGTAGATATTACTACAGCTGTGAATAATGCAGATGTACACACTCTTAATATTTTGAGTGCACGTTCAGCTTCTAATTATTATAAGCCTGCGTATAGAGATGTACCTTTTTATAAATTTAAGCAAGCAGATTACATAGAACTTGATTTAAGTGTAAATAACGAAATTCAATTTAAGTATAATAAAACTACAGTTTCTGATTATATGTTAATATGTGTTATAAAAAACAATAATGCAAGACGAGTATTTGAATACAATGCACCAAAAAATTGTTTAAGTTTAGCAAAGGCAACAACGATAACTATTATTGGTGCAGCAAAGATAAGAGATTCCAATAATTACGGTGTGCCTTGGGCAAAAGAACTTGTACAATATTTACATAATATTTTTAAAGATGATGACTACTATTTAATACATTGTTTTCTATCAGCTGTTAGTCCATTTGGTTTCTTAGATTGTTGTTTAAGTACTATTAAATATCAATCTGTAACAACTGTTACTGCAAGTGATGCTACAGTAAATGCTAAAGTAGATAGTTCTGCTAATAATAGATTACCTATAAAATCTACTGATTATATTTCAGAAACATACACAACTTTAAATAGTTTAAGTTTTAATATTCTTGTAGATTTAGAAAAAAGTAAAAATGTAAATATAGAAAATTATAATAATTTATTTGTATCAGATCTGGATGAGCTTTTATATAAAAATAGTAATGGTTCTTATGAGACTGTACTTGGTACTACAGCAGAACCTTTAATTGATTGTAAGTATAACTACGTACCACTATCATCAAGTTCATATACTTCAAGTACACTAACTACATATATTTATAAAACAATAATTAGTGGTTTATACATAATGTGCACAAATAGTTTAACTCCAGAAATTATAAAACAAAAGGCAAGTTATTATATAAATACTGTAGATACTTTTGCTGTACTCAGACCGCCTAAAGATAAAAGCGATAAATTAATAGCAGTACCTCCGTCTGATGCAATATCAGATTGGTTTGTTAGTGAAGTAGAACCAAATATAAAAGGTAGGTGTGCTATAAAACCTGGAAACAAACCGGTTACATCTAGTAGTTATTTATTTGATATAAATGGTATGTGTCTTACAGTAAGAGATGTGTTTTATATGGTACGCAGTTTTGTAAACAAGTACTATAATGGTTCATCAGACTTTGCATTAACAACAAGTGAAGATTTGCTTAATAATGCGGATGCACCTAAACATCTTATAATGTTTACTAGATAAAGAGGTAATAAGTATATGGTATCTAATTTTAAAAAGCAGTCATTTCCTTACAGGTCACGACTATTAACAGGTTCTCAAAATGCTGTACTAATGCTACGCAACTACCAATTAAAAGTACCTATAACTGTTTATTGCAAGCAAGATACTTCTGCATCTGATCTTGAAGATTATGGTACAAATGTGTTTCGTTGTAGTTTTAATAAAGCAGATATAGTTTTAGACTACGGTAAAGTTTCTGATTATGCTGACTCACTAACCAATAGCAGTATATGTGAATTTATAAAACAACCATTTAATAGACCTTCTGGTGGTTATGTTTCAGATTCTTCGGATGGTACTGCTTGGTATAACTCAAAATCATCACCTATTTATTTAGGTAACAGTTATGCTTGGGAGAATGGTAAAACATTTACAATCAACGTAACGTATACAATAACAAGAGTTTACTACAATGGTACTGATAACTACATAGATATAACTTCTGCTAACAAAGACAATTTCTTTTTTATAGAATCTGAATTAGTACAGAACGAGTTTTATATATTAGATTATACAGATGGTATTAAACCAAAAGATTTTTTAATACCTACAAAAGATTATGAAGCTACTGTTTCTGGGTATGATAGAGCTTTAAAATTTGATTTTAATGTAACCATAACTAATCATTTTAACGAATCAGTAAATCTACGCTATGAGCGTTATAGATTTCTTATGACTCCAATAGTTGCTACGCTTGTAGCACAAGATGATTCACAGACATATATACTTGCTACAAGTGAACGTAACAGTTTATATATGAGTGCTCACAACTATAATGGTTACAGAATTTTCCTTGAATTAGATAATATATTCTTAGAGTGTCCTGATTCAACGTTCAATAATTACATAGGCTTATCTACTTTTACTAGAAATAATAAGACATATAACAGTTTAAAAATAAAACATCAAGGTTTTTGTACATATCTTCCGTTCGCTGTTGATATAACTAATTATAAAAACCTAGATATAACCTGTACAAAAGCAGCAGAGACAGATACATCTTTAACTATAAGCTACAAAACAAACTTTAATAGTTTACAGGTTATACAAAAACTGACAGTTGATTTTATTATTAATGATGCTGTTATAAAAACCGTAGACTACACAACAAGTAATAGTACACTATCTAACACATTTAATCTATCTACTTTAGTTGATGTCTTTGTTAAAACAAGTGCAACTATAAAATCAGGCTATAACCAGTATTATAAATTTTACTTTGATTTTGCTTATGCTAAAAAAGTAATAAAGCATTATGTTAAAGCCACAGCTAACTACATAAAAATGTTTTATAATTCTTTTACAATAGCAGGTGGTGATGCACAACCAGGTTATGTATATCTAGGTAAAATTAAATATATAAATGATAGTAGATATAGATTAAAAACGTATAGCATCTATAATATAAATATAAGAGTTTATTACTGTTTAGATAATAATAGAGTATTCGTTGTGTTAGACAAAGCTAATATGCTTAACCCAAATTTTTTAAGATTTCATAATACTGCTCTAAATAATGATAAGAGTCTTGGAGCAATTGAAGCCACAATAAATAGTGAAACAAACAAAAGTGTTGTTTTTATGTATGAAGGATATTTTAAAGAACACAACGCAGATAATATCTATAACTTTAAATACTTTACAATAACATAGACTACTTAACCTTTTATTGTTACACTAATAGTGACGAGACAACAGCAAAGGAGAGCGTAATGGAAACTTTACAAATTTTTGTTTCAGTAGGTGGTTCATTATTAGCAGCATTAGTAACTGTAGGTTCGCTTTCACGTAAGATGGTTACTAAAGAAGATATAGCAGAAATGAAGAAAGACATTTCTGACATTAAGACTGACAACTCAGCACGTGCACAGGTTGTTGCAGTACATGAATGGCGACTTGATGCTATTGAGAAACAGGTTTTCGGTGGAGGAAATAAAGATGTTCAAGCGTAGAGGCTGGACAGAAAAAGTTTATTTATTAAATCTTATTTATGTTATGGTAGTAATACAGGAAGTTCTAATACTTTCTGTATTATATCCAGACAGTCCAATCGTAGAAGAATGTAATATTATCTTACCTGCAATTTTTGCAGAACTTACTACGTTCTCTGGATTTATTGTCTGGAAGAATAAGAACGAGAATATGCAAAAGTTCAAAGGAGGTAAGTAATGATTACACAGTTAATTTGTTATGCAGTTATTGTAATCTGTATTGGAGTAGGTGTTGTGCACAAGAAGTTCGCAGATGAGGACACCATTAAGTCTATTAAGAAATATACTTTCATGGCAGTTGTTGAAGCACAGCAGGTATTTGGCAATAATACTGGAAAGCTAAAGCATGACTATGTGCTTGGCAGATTGGCAGATGCTTACCCAAATTTATTTAAACTACTTAGTGACGAGGAAGTTGATGTTATAATTGCACAGACTAAGAAAAAGCTGAGGGATATGATGGCAGACGACCAGCACATTGCAGATGTAGTTAATTGTTTAATGAATGATTTTACACGGGAGGATAAAGATGGCACTCAGTAAAACACAGATCGCTTTTGCACAGAAGTTTTATGCAGCAGTAAAAGTCATTGCTCCTAAATATAATCTTGTGTGTCCTGAAGCTATTACTGCACAGGCTTGTATAGAATCAAGATATGGAGAATCAAAGCTATCTAAGAACTATCACAACTACTTTGGTATGAAGTGTGGTTCTAGGTGGACTGGAAAATCAATCAACATGAACACCAAGGAAGAATACAAGGCTGGTGTTACAACTAACATCAAAGCTAACTTCAGAGCATATGATACCTTAGAGCAAGGTGTTGAAGGATACTGTAAGTTTATTACAGACTATAAGAGATACAGTAATCTGCTAGGTGTTAAAGATGCTACAGTCTATTTCCAGAGAATCAAGAATGATGGCTGGGCAACAAGTAGCACATACGTAAGTACTTTACGTAGCTGTTATCTTAGCTTGAAAGCAGCAGGTGTGTTTGACAGTATACCAACAACTGCACCTGCTTCTGAAAATCAAATCAATTGTCCTTATGGCATAGGTAAAACTTATACTGTTGTAGCATCTAGTCTTAATGTGCGTACAGCACCTGAGACAAGCGCAAAGGTTATTAAGTCTTATCCTAAAGGAACAAGATGTACCTGCAAGGATATTAAAGCTATTGATGCACAGAACATCTGGATGAAAACCCCTTCAGGTTGGTGTGCTGCTTTATATAATGGAAAACAGTACATCAAATAAAATTTAACCCTTATGTATGTATATTGTGTCCATATATTACTAACATATTGTTACTACTATATGGACACTTTATACATACATAAATTGCACATATAAAGGAGATTTACAAATGGCAACAGCTAAAGTATATTTCAGTCAGTCCGTTGGGAACTTAAATAATCCATACGCAACTATTGCACAGATTATCTCACAGCTAGGTGGTTTGAAAAGCCCTGTGCAAGATCCAGGTTATACTGCACCAGATAGGATTGATGTAATTGACCCTAAGATTAGAACAATAGCACAGTACCTTTCAGAGGTTGGCGCAGAAGATTATCAGTATAATTATGAGGATATTCTTAATCTACTTAATAATTCTACTGAAGCTGCTCAGGTTGCACAGCAGGAAAAGTTACGTCAGGCAGATGCAGCTTACAAGCAGGCAGTTGCAGAGAATCAAGACTCAGCACTCGATACTATACGTCAGCAGTACGCACAAGGTATTCAGAATGGTATCAACAAAGGTATGGCAGCAGCCAATCAGCTCAGTGCTATCTTAGCTACATCAAAAGAAAATGCTAAGACTGCTCAGGAAAATGCAGAAGCCAGAGTTAATGCAGCAAATGAATACTATGCAGACCTTGCTAAGAATGGTGTCACTGCTCTTGATAAATCTAATGCAGCTATGGAAACCCTTATGGGTAACATCCGTCAGCTTTATAATGATGAGATTCAGGAGAGGACATCTGAGTTGGAGTACAATGCTTCTATCGAGGAGACTCTTGCAAACTATCTTGTTAATAAGTATGCAGCAGATTTAGGCTATGCTAACAATGTTAACACACAGGCTGCTAATATTTACAATAACAACCAGACTTCGCTCGCTTCACTTATTAATGCAGCTATTGGTGCAGAGGCTCAAGACAATTACTCAGGAGCATATAAAGATGCAGCACAGATTCAGGCAGACGCTCAGGTTAAAGCAGCAGATATTGCAGCTCAGGCTCAGCTTGAGGCACAACGTTTAGCATTGCAGGCAGCACAAGCTCAGGCTACAGCAAATGCGGCAAGATACGCATCTGGTTCATATGGTGGTGGAGGCGGTGGTACTGCAACAATAAAAGGTTCGACCCCACCTACATCAGGTACTAGCGGAAAGACTAGTACTGCTAGCACCTATAGAGGCTATGCACCTTATGCTTCGCAGGTTCACAGTAATACAAAAACTGCAGCACCAACAACATATAGAGGCTATGCGCCTTATGCTTCACAGGTTCACAGTAATACAAAGCCTCCAGCTTATGCTGATGTTACCAGAGGCTATACACCTTATGCTTCACAGGTTCACAGTAATACAAAGCCTACAGATTATGCTGGTGTTACCAGAGCAATTAATCAAATGCTAAGTGATGCTAACAAAAAATCACGTGCACAAAGTAGGAGATAGTTATGGGTACTTATGATTACTATGCTTCAATGGCTAATAATCTAAATAATCCAAATGCTTCTTTAGATGAAATTAAGGGTTGGTTTACCGCCAACCCTATTAATCGTCCTGATTGGAAACCAACGTATGTTGATGTAACAAAGCCAACACTTAAAAGCAATGAACAATTACTAGATGAGTTTGGATTAGATAAAGATAAGTATAGTCTCAAGGCTATGCAGAAAACTTTAGATGAACAGTCATACAAAGCATATGATGGACTTACATCTAGTTTGTATGAAGCACGACACAGTGCCAATGTTAGTGCAGCAGAAAGCTACAAAAGTTTATCGGATACAATTAATGCTAAGTATTCTCAGGATGTAGACCTTGGTATTAATCGTGCTATGAATCAGACTAATCTTCTAAGTACAATGCTCGGTACTTCACAGCACAATCAACGTACTGTACAAAATATAGATAACCAACTAGGTAGCGCACAAGCAAGACTTAAAGAATCCTTAGTTGGTAATGAACAAGCTGCACATGACTCTTATGATAGCCTATATGAATATCTCAGTAAGACTGCTGAACAGTTGTACAAAGAAGATATTAAACGTCAGGAAGCTGAAGAGAACTTTAATAAGATTAGCGCAGATTACTATAACAACCTTAATATATACGACACACGCTATGCAGAAGCAATCAATGATATAGCTTCTAGTATCTATAGTAACAATCAGGCAAAGAAAGCCTTGATTAGTAAAGCAGCTACAGTTGCAGCAACAGCAGACGCTATGTCTCAGAGATATATTGAGCGTGCTAGAAAGAACGCAGCAGCAACAGTTGCATCAGCTGGCTTACATGGTTATACTGCAGTGTCTACACGAATGGAAGGTATGGATAAAGTCTTGGCTGATTACTTCTCAAACGAAGCTAACCTTGATAATAAGCAGTACTACCAAACTATAATTGATTTCTTAAATAAGACAATGCAATAGTCTACTTAATCCCATTGTGTTATCCTAAACGTATGGAGGTAACACAATGGGATTTTTGTCTGATTTAGGAAATACAATAGCAGATGGCTTTAATAGTGCAGCTGATTGGTTCTATGAGGATACGCCTGTTGGCAAGGCTATAGATAAAAGTATCAATGCTTGGGCTAATAAAAACGATACTAATAAAGGTCGTTCAGCTAAAGATGTACGCAAGCAGAACTATAAAGAATACCAGGAATTAAACAACGTAGGTATAAAGGTTAGTGATATGCAAAGTCAGCAAGGCTCTGCTATGACTATAGTTAATCATAACTATGTTGCACAGAATGATTACGATATAACTGCGTATATCCCTGAGTATGGTACACTCGCTGTAGTTAATAATCAGAACACAGGTGGTACTTGGTGCTCTAAGTATGGTTACTTAGAAGCACACGTTACTGGATTAGAGAATGGTACTGTTATTAAAGTATACAATGACGGAACTTATGACCGTCTTGATTTAAAGAACGCATCTGAAGATTATATAGACCAGTACAATAAATTCTGTGATGGCTACAAAGAAGCACGCTCAGAGTACAGGAAATCTGTGCGTTTCCAGAACCTTGCTACACGTGGTTATGAAATGGTACAGGTTGGTACAAACAATAAAGATAGCCACGCAGATTCTTTCTTAGAATTATTTGATAATATAATTCATGGCGCAGCTGAACAAGAAAACAAAGATGTGCTTTCTTTTGAGGACTGGAAGAAAACTATGAATCAGGACTGGATTAAGAGCGCAGATCCAGAAATGATTGACTATAGTTATAAGATGTATGTACAGCAGAACTCTGCAAGTGCAACTGATATGCTTGCACCTGAACGTATGATAGGCGCAGGTGGATTGTTCACTGTTGGTGAAGGTTTATTAAATGAAAAAACTATTGCATCAATAAAAGATTACACATACACAAAGCAATGGTATCAAGCAATACTAGACAATAGCAATGATGCTACAACATATAAAGAACTTTATATTAAAAACCCTGATGCAGCACGTGATTTACTGTTGGAAGATACTAACCTTTCAGAACGTGAACGCCAGTACATTGCATATCAGCTAGTTGCTAATGGAGGGCAGGATAGAAAGTTACAGGATTATCTAATTAACGCAGCACTCAACACAATGCAGAATTTAGGTGAGTCACTTGACTGGCTATCAAACCCTGTTAAAGGTACTGTTGCATACTTAGATAATAAAGACGGAGAGAACTGGACAGGTATCACTAACACATCAGATACTTGGACTGAAACTATTGATGCTGCCTATCGTGCTTCTTGGGAGAACGAAGGTAGACAGGCATACAATTACGATACAGGTTTTATGCCTTTTGACGTGGCACTTGAAATTATATCTGACCCTGAGTTCGCTCTAAGTAAGGTTTCTAAACTGTTTGACAAGTCTGTTGGTAAATCTATTGGTGTCTCTGATGACTTACTAAAGAGACACGGAATACTTAACAAACTCCTTGGACAGTCTGAGTTTGAAACAATGATGGCTAAGTCTGAGACACCTCAAGAGTTAGGTGAGATGCTTGCTAAACGTATGCCTAGTAATGCAGAAGCATTTAGAACTTTAGCAAGAGATTATGATGAATATCAACACAGTCTTACTATGTCTCATGCTCTGCGTGGAACAATAGAAGATAAGAACGCTATTGATGCTTTCATGGCTATAGGTTCAGTTAATAGCGTACCTTGGGCTTTGAAGAGTTTACTACCTATAGCTTGGAAAGGTGGTAACCTTGTATTTAGATTTGGCGAAATGTCTCAGGAATCACGTGTAGCATATAAGCACAAGATTGCTGGCTTAGCTAGTTCTGCAGCTAAGACCGGTACAGATGTTAAGTTAGATAACGTGGTAGAGTTTACAGACCACTCTGACGTAAACTTCACAGCTATACGTAACTGGATTAAGAAGCATACACCAGAAGGTTACACAAAGGAACTCGAAGATATACTTAGACTTACTGAGGAAGATAGACTTGCGCTATTCTCTCAGGCTTACAGCAACACAGTAAATGAAATCAAGGAAATCCTTGCAAAAGATTCTAAGGCTTTCAGTAAATCTCTGAAGCATGGTATGACTGACTCTAATATCGTTACACGTACACTGCTCAACCATATAGATGAGTTCAGACCTTATGGTAGTATATCACCACAGAAACAAATACTTAACTTCTTAATTCAGGATGCTGGTGAAAATAATATGGAGATAGCTAGACTTACAGCTATATCTAAATTGTTTGATGATAAAGCTACTGCACAGCTTGGTTCTATACATCTGACTGATTACCTTACACGTAAGGACGCATTAGATGTTATGAAGAAGCTACACCTTGAGCACACAGAAAAGTATAAGCTACTTGATATGGTGCACAGGACAGATAATCTTACATTTACTTTTGCAGACGCACCTGACTTTACTAAGCAGGCTTATGATTTATTTTCAGAAGTAGCAAACAAAGGAGAATTTGTAGATAATGCACGTGCTGCATTAACACAGTCTGCGTTCCAGCAGTCCTTCCTGAAACACGGTGATGAGATTAAGGCTTCAGAACTTGGAACTCTTTACACACCAAAGCTCAAAGAAGATATTGTAGCTGATATGGTGCAGACTAATAGATTCTACAACTCTGTTATTAATTCATTCTCAGTACGTGATGCTAATACAGAGACATTCTATAATATACTTTCTTCAGCAGACCCTAGAGTTTATGAGTCTGGCTTACGCAAGACATTAGATAGTATGCTCAAGACTAAGTACTCTGTTGCTGCGTACCATTACTTTACTGCAGCAATAGATAATAGTATGGCAATACCTAATGACTTAAAGGGTGTACTCAAAGATAAACTGTTTAGTGAGTCTTTAAATAATGCGTGCAACTCTGTGTTTAAGTATGAGGATGTTGCACATATCAATCCTTATCGTATTAAAACAAAGTCACGTACACTTGCTAAGAAACTTATTAATGAGTCTTTATCTATGGAGGCGCAGGCTTCTTTAGTTGATAAGTTTACTGAGCTTGGTGTTAGTACTAAGAACACACCTGATGTTAATGTTAAGCGCATACAGGAAATCATTGATACAATGCCTGAAGCACTTAATAAGAAAGACCTTACTGTTTATATACCATACGATATACAGTTCAATGAGTATGGTGATGTTGCTTCTGTTGCAATAAAGAACGGTGATGATGTGCGTGTGTTCAATCTATTAGATTCAGATGGTGTAGCAATAAATGACGCTACTAAAGAATTAGACAGATACGTACTTGATTTGCGTTCTGAAGTAGGTCATGCTGCACAAAGACCACAGTTCGTTGGCTTTAATAACCATGTGTATGGTTTAGATACAGATGCCCAAGCACAGCTCTGGTTCTCAAAACACAAGATGCAGGCAGGTAACGTACTTAACATGGGTAGCATTGATATTGCTGATAATCTACGTTTAGCTAAATATCAAATCACACCAATCAATGAGGCTGCTGTGCAGGAAATCACATCAATGTTCCAGCAGTCTATTGATGACTGGTTAAGTGCTAAAGTATTTACTACTGGTGTCACATCAACACCTGACTTCAGTATCAAACCACCTACATTCAATCAGTTTGAAAAATGGTTTATGGATGTGTCTTTGGATTATCGTGAGCTAGATGCTATTGGTTTCAATGGTAAAGCTACAGAAATCTATGAAGATATGAAGGCTACGTATCAGGCTATGACTGATGCTGAAGCTACACTTGCACATGACCTTGGCTATTGGCAGATTGATAAAGCTACTAATTATTGGGAAGCAGTACAGAAACTTCCTAAGGAGATTGGTACACGTAAAGCATATGACGCTGCGTTAATATCTGAGTACTGCGATAAGGCTTTTGTAGACGGGCTTAGCTTTGGACAAGCAAGAAGGCTTTATGACACACTGGCTCAGGTAGACAAAGACTATAAGTTTGCTGATGCACATTTCTGTTCTACATTCAAGCAGGATATTGATGCGTGCTATAAAGATATAAAGACTTTGGTATCTGAAAATCCTAGTATTGCTGAAAGATTAGGTATTGATTATGACGCACTCACACAGATACTTAATAATAAAAGCAAAACTTGGGTAGGTATAAATACTACTAAACGTAAAACTGCGCTAATGTTAACTATCTGGGATAAACTCACAGACTCAGAGAAGCTAGCGTTAAGTAAGAATCAGTTTACTGTAGCATTATCTGACCCACGTGTATTAAAAAAGAATACAGAGTTCTTCAATCCAAACCAGGTACTTAATGGTTCTATAGATAACCCTTCTTCTAAATGGAATATGGAACGTAGTCTCAGCAATGAGTACACAAAGATGCAGGAACACATGACTGACATTAAAGCTATGGAAGAAATACGTGCACGCAGCAGTGAACTCAAAGGTGAGCTGGATCCAATTATGTTTCAGTACAGAAACAAATTGCGTAAAGCCTACAATGATATTACTGATACTATCCATAGACTGTTTGAGATTAATGGTGCAGAAGATAGTTTTGCAACCATTACAATTAAAAGTCCTATAACTGACAAGGATATTAAGGTAGGTTTAAGTTTTGGTGACCCTTCGTTTAATGCTAGATATAATAACATGAATCCATACGAGCGTTACTGGTACTCAGGTATACATGAACGCCCACTGTATGTGAACTTCAATAGTGGTTTACAGGAAGCTCAGACCTTTATTTACAACGGTCAGTTGCGTGCAGTATCATCTATGACTCAGGAGCAGTTTGATGTGTTCATGCTTTATAACTCAGCAGGTGGACATTTTGCTGTTGATACAACTACATTTGATGCTGTAGATGTGGATAACTTTAAACGATTTGTGGATAACTTATCTAACAATTACAACCTGAGAGTTGAGAACGGTATCTATAAGTTCAGTATTGACTACGATACTATGATGGAAATGCGTAAGAAGATACCTTACCTGCGCATAGACTTCAACGTAATGGGTCATGGTATGACTAAAGGGCATGAGATCACAACCAACGGTGCATCTGTACTTAGAATCTATCAGTCTCTAAAAGAATTTAATGATAGCACTTACACATTTATGTCAGGCTTGTCTAATGATATGACTACTTATAAAATGCTAATGGCTAAGTTCTTCCCTGATGAAGTAATGAGCAAAGCATTAAAGCCTAAGGATTTAGTAGGAGATTACTGCTGTGGCTATATAGGTGATATTAAAAACCTTATGGGTACAGAAGATATTAAATCCTTTGTATCAGGCAATATGCTTACTAACTTAATAAACTCATTCAACCGTACAGTAGTTAAGACAGAGAACCTCTGGCTACTGAACGAAGTTATTTATAAGGATAATAAGTTCAAGGCACTTGATAACAAACTTTGTGCAGAGACTATAGCAAACATCAAAGATGATGGCTACAGAATTATTGCACCTAAGTTGAATGGTGAAGTACGTGACATTACAGACCTCAGTGTTGCACAGCTCAAAAGCTATAAAAACGTGGCAGTACTTCGTGCAGATGAGGTGCAGGCTCTTACCTTAAAGACACGTGAGATGGCAGAGAACCTTAACACATCTAAGCTACACGCAATGTTTAAGAAGCTACGTGAATTTGAGTACAAGTACTACTTAAAGTTTATGATTGAGTCTACACCTTATACAGGTTTGAACAACATCAAAGATTCTACAGTCAAAGCTATTATCTCAGAGGGTGCAGAGATTATACCTTATTATGCTAAGGTTAATGATTTGATTAAGAAATCAGCTCCTGCATTAATGGATATATACAAGCGTGCTGAAGTAGGAGAATTTGATAGAGTATCCACAGACTTGATTGACGCACTTGCTAAGTATAACTGGAGGTACGATATAACTCCTGAAGAATTAAAGCTAGTGCTTAACTTCAAGGAAAGTGTTATATCTAGTATTGATGCAAACCAAAAGGTTTTACTCCCATCTTTACGTGATATGGCTTTCCCTAAGAGAGTTGATAAGAAAACTGGTGAGGTTCTGCGTAATGCAGATGGTAAGGTGCTACGTAGAGTTGATCCGTTTGGATTTAACAAGTGGTTGTTTGAAGCACCTGAGGTTTATAACCGATTTGCAATATACCTAAAAACTATTGATGACACAGGCAATATAGGTAAAGCCTATGAAGCAGTTAAGATGTCACAGTTTGAGTATGCAAAGGGAAAGATTAACACAGCTCTTGATGTTATTAAACCTTTCTCTACATTCCAGTTGTACAATATTAAGTTCTGGCTGTGTGATGTGTGGTTTAAAGAAGGTGCACCACGTAGACTTGGACACCTAGCAGATATATTCAACGAGAGTTACACAGATGACCCAGCAGAAGAACGCTTCTGGTCTGATGATATGCAGGAACTACGTGCAATGGTAGATACTTATAACTTCAAGGATGATGACGAGGAAACACTTAGTAAGTACACTGTGTACAATAAGTACAGAGACTTTACCGGTTCTAGTATGACTACAGCTAAACAGAATGGCTGGATTAAATTCAGGGATTCTGACACACTCTGGTTTAAATCAGGTATGTCTTGGCTGGATGCGTACACAGGATTAGAGAGTTATAGTCTTGGACTTGGAGATGATTTGTGGTCGCCAGTAAAGATTGGCAAGAACCTTATCAACTACGCAATGAACGGTAGAGAAGAACAAGGTGTTCTCAATTCATGGGATGCTTTACAGCGTGGAGATATTAGCTTAGAAGATTTTGAAGCAGCACATGGATATGAGATAGTAAGCTATCTGCCTTTTGCTACTACGTTGTGGTACATGGGTGAGTCAATGGTACGTAATGTAGAGTACGCTGAGCGTATGAACAAAGACACACTCTGGAAACTTGCTAGTTGTATGACAGGTATCTTTGCTCCTGCTAGAGAGTACAACTATAAGGATGTTGACTTAGATTGGTTTAAGAAACCAGTTGGCTTTGACTGGTACAACCAGACTGATGAATACAAAAAGACACACAGATATGTGCCAGGAGTATCTTATGTACCTGCGTGGGTATACAAAGACCCAGCTACATACATTAATACCGTAGGCAGATTGCAGGAAATCCTAGGTGGTACTGAAGGAGCTTATGAGTTTATGCAGCAGGGTGGTGGCTTCTGGTTTACATTGGACAACGGAACTTATAAGCTACACAACTATAAGTTGATGATAGGTGATGAAGAAACTAGAGCACAGTTGAAAGACAGTTTGATTCATAAGTTTGGTTGGAATGATGAGGCTGCTGAATATTTATTAGACCAGTGGGGAGAACCTACTTGGAAGAAAAAGGGTAGAGATGTAAAGAATACTCTGAGATATAGCGGTGCCTCGCTGCGGTCTGTGGACAACACAGGCTATTTAGTAGGTAAGGTGAGGGGAAGTTTACCTCATAATTTACTAAAGCGATATGGGGCACACACGGGCGTCAGAAAGGCATATGCTCCAAAAGGTTCTGCGAAGCCATACTTCAACAATAACCCATTAGGTATCAGAGTATCTGCTGGAAAGAATGTACAGTACAGCACATTTACAACAAAGAGGAAGCAGATGGGTCACGACCCACAGATGTTCAGTAAACAATACCAGACTACAGTAAGATGGCACCATAGACAGCGAGACATCTACAAAGATAACTACGCAAAGTACGGTGCTAGTAGAATGGCAATGGAACAGAACTTAAGAAACTACTCAAATCGTTCTGTCACAGAGATGCGAAGAACAAATCAGAACATAAGATATGCAGATATACACCGACACACTCGTTGGTAATATTGCACAATAAAAAAGGGAGGCAATCGCTGCCTCCCTTGAATTTTGCTTTTGGTGTATCCCTCTTATATTCTATTGTGTCTATATATATGTAACATATTTGTAGTACTTTATGGACACTTTCTAACTAACTAAATATGCTCATCCCTAGTCTTTCGCACATCTGTCAAGAAAAATCGTTTGTGCAATTTGCACTAATCTAATAATCCAGAAGTAGGAATCTCAGCACAACTTTCTGCTGCTTCTGCTGATAGAACTACAAGTGCCTGCTGCACAGTTTCATTTTCTAATACAGGGAACACTACCACTTCCCAGTTATTTACATCAAGTGCACACAGATAAGCTAAAGATTTCTTAGAACCTATAAGCTGCTGCTGCACCTGAGTGTAGTAATAGTTAGGGATACCTATTGCGTCACTACATTTCTGGATTGTATCTTTAAGATTGTTACCATTGAGTATAGGTGCTACAGGCAGATTGATACGTTCCTCTGCTGTACGTGCACCCTTTGTCCAATCCCAGTACTTACGAGCAAAGCTGGATACACACTTAGCTTCGCATATCATAAAGTCCTGCTCTTTATCAAAGCCAACAACACCATCATAGTTTACAGTAAGCCAAGGATAATCCTTGAACCTGTATTGATTCGTAGGCTTCTCAATTGGTGCGCACATAATAGCTTCAGTTTTCTCTAAGATAAGAGGCTCAAGCTCAGAACCCATACGAACCTGTGGTTTCTTAGAAACCTCTAATTCCTCTGGTGTTACGTATGGTGTGTTCTTCTGTGCAATAAGTGTCTGCAAATCATTCCAATGATTTACACCAAGGATTACTGAACTATCAGAAGCACCAAACCCTTTACGTCTTAACATTGCAAACTCCTCAGGATTATCCTGCGCTAAGTGTGCAATGTTCTCTACATCTAATACTAATTCGGAAAACATATGAACCTCCTTAATCATTAAACATCTGTATGTAATGTTTGCACGCAGGGTCAAGTGGACTAATCTGTATGTGCCAAAGCATACAGATTGTACCAAACCTATGCCCACATTCAGCACAAGCTATTACAGTTGTATCTTCTTCTTTCTTTACTTTTTTAACTTCTGTGTCACTCATTTGTTCTTAAACTCCTTATAATGTACCATGTGTCTAAGGGTATCTAACGAATGGGATGACAGTCTCTTGTTGTCTCCTGCTAGTGCATATCCTGATTTACCATGACAATGTTCATAAGATTTAGTAGCACTAACCCTATGAATATAACCTTCATGCTCTAGTATATTATCAGCCCAACGTTTCTTTACATCTACTGCTCTCTGTATAACTACAGGAACATTGTTCTTATAGCAGATGTACTTAATAACTCCGATAAGCTGTGGTGTTTCAAGCCTTGAGTTTATCTGCTGATTAGCTTTTGAGCCATACAGCAGATAATCCTCTAAGACTACAACACAATCGGAATCTATTGTTAAAAATCCTTTAAGGTAGGATATTATAACCGTCCAGTATTCCAACTGGGAACCGTATTGTCTAGCATCTACGTCTACAAGTTTTACTTCAGACCCATCAGCACGTATGTAACCCATACCTGTTGTACCTTTACCTTCTTCGTAGTTTCCTGATGGATCTATTCCAATAATAAGTTTATGCAACCTTATGCTCCTCCAAAACTTTTCTCATTTCTTCCTTTGTACTAACTTCAAACTTCTCTTTCCAGTTGGTAAATGTAACTTCTGTGTCAGATACGATTGGAACCTGTGAGTCTACATCACCCATAAGCTCACGTATCTGCCAGATAAAGTCTGCATCCATTTCATCCTTGTGAATGTATATCTGAACCTCATCATGTATAGGCATTACGAACTTTGACTTCTTATCTTTGAGCAAATTGTACAAAGCAACCTGCCTATCTTTTGTCATATATGCACAAGAACCTTGTATTAACATATTACGTAAGTTGTGACCTTGCACACCATAATACTTAACTCCATACAGATTCTCTGCATAAGACGAGCGACTTGCTAAATCAAAACAAAACTCATGGTATCCTTTTACTCCAGGATATGTTTTGTAGTAAGCCTCGTCTATTGCATGACACAATTCATCAGAGAAATCTGGGAACGCATCACGTACACATTGATAACCACCACCATATGTTTTCATAAAGTTTGCTCGTTTACCAATGTATCTCTTATCGTGGAATGTTGGATCATCCTCTGTGATGCCTTTGAATATATTCTTTGTCATAGCACCATGTAGGTCTGTAGGTTTCCAAGGTTTGTTATCCTCATCTTGGAACCATTCCCAATCATATGCGTGCTTAGGATGTTCTTTATTCTCAGGGTCATATTGCACACCATCTGCTGTGTGGCATTTCCAAGGACAATAAGCACGAAGCATATTCATATCTGGTGTGCCTACTAAGTAAGTCATTAATGCCTGTACTCTAAGTTCCTGTGCTGAGTAATCCTGATACAGAATCATAGGATATTCTTCATCTACAGTAACCATTCGTCTTGGGTCAAACAACTCATTGCCTTGGTTATCTACGATACCTGCCTTTGGGAACTGCTGGAAGTCACAGGTTATTCTGCCTGATACAGCTCCTACTTGATGGATACTTGTGTAGATTCTATCTGATAGTTCAAGCTGATAATCAAACTTACGGATGTATGTTGAGTACCATTTCTCTAAGGTTCTCAACTCCATTATAGTTTCAATAAACTCAATAGCTTCTGCGTTTGTTTCTTTATCTCGCTTGAGTTCATTGCACTTTAATTCAAGTGGGTCAGCTCCGCAGCTAGTCATTACTATATCAAACTTATCTTTAAGGATTCTAAGCAATTCTTTGTGCTGATTGCAGGTAACCTTTTCTCCTGCAAGTATACACAAATCTTCTCTACGCATAAGAGTATACTCTTTCATTCTCTTAGCCGACAGCTTTAGATAATCCTTATCAACCTTAAAGCCAACTCTCTCCATTTCAAAGAACACTGGTATGTTAGCGTTCTCTAATTCAATCTGTTTCCAGTTATCTCTGCAATCTATAACTGGTGCACAGATATTATGTATCTCAAGTGTAAACTCTATATCAAAGAAACCATATTCAATTACACGTGCTCTATCTATTTCTGAGTATCTGATGTCATCACCTTCAACTCTACCATGTACTTTCTTCTGTAGGTATTCAGGTAATTCTCTGTGCCATTGAATATACTTTTCTTTTATCTCCTCAGGCAGGTCAGTATAATCGTTTAACTTATCCTTAAAGAAATCGTCAAACTGTTTAGCTTTCCAGCCTGTCATTAATCTCAGCTTATCATTATACTCTTTTGCTTTAGCTGTGCGCAGCTTAGCAAGTTCTTTCTCATTAGCATCTGCATCTTTACGTATGTGTCTGTTAGCCCACTTCTTTAATTCAAGTGGCTCACCACCCTTGCTAGTCTGGATTGCATCAGAAGATGCTCTGATATAGAACTGAGTATCACTTACATTCTCATAATGAGTGTAAGGTTCATCTATATTTGTTATCATATGTAGGTCAAAGATAATGTGATGACCTAAATATAACGGGCTGTATTGCGTTAGTCTGTTCCAATGACTAATAAAACTATGTGCAAGCCTTGGTTTCTTTTCAATGTCAACTATTGCAATTACGCCACGTTGCTGTTCTTTATTATAATAACCACACTGAAACAGAAAGGGCTTATCCACAATTGGATGTAGCCCTGTTGTCTCTGTGTCAAAGGCTGAGGCGGTCACAAGTTTATTATTTAGATTTCTTTGATAGGTCTGTAGAAACTGTCTACCTATTTCTGGATTATCTACATAAACGTGTGTCCACTGAATCATACTTTCTCAACCTCCGTATTCTTGTTCAGTAAAGCATAAGTCTTTCTGAACTTAGGTGTGCTCAGAATGTATGTACCATCTTTGATTATGAAATCAAGATTGATTAGACTCCTTACTACACCTGACATTTCTTTTCCATCTGAAATAGAACATAGGTCTTTGAATGTATTTGAATCTACGTGACCTTGTGCATACAAATAATCAAAGGCTTCTTTCCATTTGATGTACATAGACTGTAGCATCTCGGTGTGTTTCTCAACTACATTCTCTCTAGCCTGAGTCTGAGTAACGATCACCATTATCTTAAATGTATCGTTATCATAGATGTGTACTAAGTAGTCAACAGCAACATCAACAATTTCTTGTGTAATGACTAGGTGACTATAGCTTTCATCTGTATTACAAATGTATGCTGCTATTGCACAGCTTAATCTACATAACTTCTTCCAGCACTCAGTACCAAAGAGTTTAATGTGCATTGGGTACTTATGATTAAGTTCCTTTGCTTGATTGGAAAGATAAACTTCCACACCATCTTCCCAGATAACATCATCTGCTTTACGACTCCAAGCCCAGCGGATTACATCCTGCAAAACTTCTGTAGGATATGGGTCTGGTGCCATGTAAAGTGGGTCAGATTCTGTTCCATCTTCACCCTGTATGTATGCGTAATCATATCGTGCTATATCTTCAGCAGTACCAATTAAGTCCTTAATAATCTCAACGCCTGATGAGTAAGAAGCTATTGGTCTACTTTCTCCTGTACTTGTAGGACGCACGTTACTTAGTGTACACATACGTACAGCAGCAGGTATTTCTACACTGCCACTTACACGGGTGATTCTGGCAAGTCCTGATGAACGTACATCAGTCAATGACTTAATGAGTTCTCGTTCACACTTTGCAAGTTCCTCAAATACTATACAGCCACCATTGTTTCTAGGAATTACACCTGCTTTAGTAGCATTTCTACCGCAGGCATCTTTTACAGAACCACCAATAATGCCTGGAATTGTTGCGGCACTACCTGCAAGAGATACAAATGCACCAAGGTCATAAACATCTCTTAACCTTTTAGCTGTATCTGACTTACCTATTCTGGACTCACCTATTATTAAACAATCCAAGAAGCCTTTTACATTCTTTTGATTTCCATAATGAAATTCTTTTATTGAATTAAAACAGAAATCAATAGCCTTAATCAAATCTGTATTGGCTTCATAACCAAGCAGACCTCTAACTGCTTCTGCTCTATGGTTAACCCTATCAGCTACAGAGCCTTCATGGTTCTGCACGAAGGTAATGGATTGCTTAACGCTTTCTGTAATCTCGAAGTGTTCTGTATCATCTACAGGTTCACTCCAAGCATAGGCAAGCAATGCACATTCTCCATTACTAGGATTATCTAGTCTGAAGTACGTGACGTTTAATTTGCTGTGCCTACCAGGATCTTCACCGATAAAGAACATATCAGCTTCAGTTCCTTCTTTATCAGAAACACGACACGCATACATTATATTGTATGACTTGATGAATACGCCAAGTCCAGCTTCACCACCAAGTCCAAGAGACTGTTTAATTATAGACTTCTGCTTATCTCTTGAGACACCTATCATCTCAAAGACTATATCTTTGGATGTACTGTCATCATTCAAATCATAAGTCCAAGTAAGCTGGTCGCCTTCTTTTAATCTTCCTTTACCACTGAACTTTTTAACTGATGCGTGACAAGGAACATCATACTTACTGTCTGATGTCGTGATTAATTGTATATCACTACGCAATTCCTTACCTATATTACAGGTCTTGATTGCTTCTTTAAGTGTAACCAACGGAGCCTCGAAGTGTTCAACTGTAGTTGTAACTTCAAACTTTGGTGTAGCCTTAATGCAGGCTTCCATTTTCTCATTAGTTCCACCATACTTAGTAAACCAATCAGTTATATCTTCCTTTGTGTTAGGTTTACCAAAGTCCTCATGGAACTTAGTAACAACCCTAACCTCTGCTGCATATGGTGCAATAGCTGTTGCTACCTTGTTTGCACCATTAATACCAGCAAAATCATTATCATAGACAATGGCTATCTTTCTACCACTAAACCATTCAGGACTAAGTGGTGTAGATACTTCTCCACCTGTAAGTGTGATGGCATTGAACCCACGTGAACGTGCTACTGCCATATCCTTTTCACCTGCGCATAGTAAAGTCCATCTACGTTTGTCTGATGCCTGCCACAAGTCAAATGGTACAACAAGTCCAGTCTGTGCTCCAGGTTCTGACAACACTTTAGGTGTACAACCAGGTCTATATGTTCTTATATCACAAACAAGACCCTTCCAAGTAACAGGGAATGAATACTCATAATGGTCTTGTACTAACTCAACGAACACACCCATTTGTCTCAATACATCTGGGTCAATACCTAAGTTCGTTATAGCTTCAAGCTCGTCATCACTGTAGTCTCTCCACTGTTGTGCAATCAAATCATCATAACGAACATTAAGTGTCTTGAGTGTGTTTAAAAATTTTGTGGCTTTCTGAGATGTACAGTTAAATACCTTCTGTATAAACTGTATCTCATTACCCTTTGCGCCACAGGCAGGACAGTTGAACACACGCTTCTTTAAGTTTATCTGTAATGATGGGTGAAAGTCTTTGTGTGCTCTGCCATCCCCCAAAGAGTGGGGGAACGGGCAGCAAACTTTCTGCTCGTCCTCCAAACTCTCTACATTTTGCAGGTTAAAATAGGTTTCAAAGAACATTGTCTTTCTCTCCTAACTAATTAAAGTACGATCTCCTCATCTCCATCTTCTGGGATGTTCATAAAGCTATCGTCTGCATCAGGGTCTTTACCATCAACAATGATAGACCACCATTTGTTTGCCTCGTCAATAGGTGCAAAACCTGACATTGCACCCCAAACATCAATCTCTGCTCTTTCCCTGTACTGTCCTTCAGCAGGACGTACCTTTGTATGAATAAGAAATGATGCCTTATCAAGCAACTTAGCTAAGTCTGCTGTTGACATCTCCTCGTCAGCTGCATCCTCATCAAGTGGCATACCTGCTGCTTCCATGATACGCTTAATCTGATAAAGATTCTTCTCAGTAATTGTAAGGATATGCCAAATCTTACCAAGTGGCTTACCATCCTGAATGTTCTTAACATCAATAGTTAAATTGATGTACTCATTACCAGCCTGAGATGTTCTAATCTCTGTCTTAGATACCTGACCTAAGTAAAGACCTGCAGGAATAACAGGGAAGTTTCCTCCCTCAGGTTTTGTGGCATTAGCTGCCTGTTTCAAATTGAATCCCATTGTGTTTAATCCTCCTATTCATAAATTAAATTATATAAGTTGCGTAGCTGGTCGATAGTCATTTCATCTAAGGTCATCTTCTCATCCAGCTTATTAGTGTTCTTGAACATCTTAACCTTCATAGCTTTTAACTTATCCTTACCTACCATATCTTTGATAGATGTGATGATGTCATTCTTCTGACGTTCAAGTAATACCTCAGGACTAACACCTTCATTAAGATAATCAGCAAACTGTTTAACTAACTCAGGTGTAAACTCATACTCCTGACCTAAACGAAGCATTGCATAACGTGTCTTATCTACACGTGCAACCGGTGGCTTACCCTCAGGAGTACCTGCTGATACCATTGTGAGTACAAGGTCAGGTTCAAACTTACAATCATCCATCATAATAGGTTGCTCACCTAACTTAGTGACTTCAGCTTTCTGACCTTCTTCCTGTACAATAGCAATCTTTTCTTTCTGTCTGATTGTAACAATGTTATGTATCTCACTGCTACGATAAATCTGATTTCTAAGAACATTCTTGTTCTCAATAATCTCAGGCTTATTCCAAGCACTGACATTTTTAGAAGTTGTATGTGCTTCTTCATTGATAACTGATACTCTATCAAGAAGCCACTGCCAACCGTGTGTAATTGAGTCTGCTACAAACACCTCGCCACCTTCCGCAATAGCATCATTACGTGCTGCTATGTAATTAACTGGTGCTGTACTACCATAATCTTCAGCAAGGTTTGTGACCTGTACACCAGACATCACCTTACCATCTGACATTGTAATACCTTCAAACAAATCAAGAGCACCATTCTCTGTATCTGCTGCGTAAACTTTGTCAGGACTGCTGGCTAGGTTTGTTGCAATAAGAAGTGCAAGCCCAGATTTACCTGAGCCTGAGATACCCATTATTGCACAGCTCAATTTACTCTGCTTTCTTTCAATAGAACGAAACTTACTCATTAGTTTCTCCTCCCATATTTTTCTTAGCGTGTTCCTTAATGCTTGCTATTTGTGCCTTATACTTTGGGTTAGCTGTAGGCATTGCATACTCTTTAGCTTCCTGCTCTTTGAGTTCTTTTTCTAACTCATCTCTTGTAGGGAAGATTGTTTCTGGATCAACTGCTGCACAAAATGTTTGCGCAGTTGCAAGCAAATCATCACCTTTCAAATCTAACTGCTTAGCAGCATAGATTGCATTTGACATTAAGATGTTAAAGAGCACGTGCCAAGGTACAGGCTTGTTAACCTTTAATCCTTTCTTACTGTGTATGGTGATTGTGAAATCGTCTTTGAATAATCTGTTACTCAACGTTTTCTCCTTTCTAAATATTCTTTGTAACTATTTACTACATCACTGGTTGAAACATTAGAATCAACCAGAGTTACAAGCGAGGCGTCAAAGGTGTCTTTCATAAACAACCTGTATATCTGTTGGTCTTTAACTCTAGTAGCATCCGTTGGAATCATTCTATCCTTTGCCTGCGTATAATCTGATGCAGGTGGATATAACTCTAAGAATATAGACACATCTGCACTATCTAATGTAAGACCTGCTGCACAAGCCTGTGTTTGCAGGAACAGAAGATTTATATAACCCTGTTGAAAGAATGAAACTATCTCCATTCGTTTCTTAGGGGAAACGTCACCTGTAATAATATCAATCTTA